TGGTGGTATGGTACTTGCTGCCGAGGCTGCAAGTGGCACCTTCGGCGGCTTCATGACCGGTGCCGACGTTGGTAGTGGCTCTATTGGTGGTTTCATGCTTGGTGGCCTACAGGGCAACTTCGAGTTTGATGCCGGATTTACTGTTGAGGTTTTGGCCTCCAAAGACTTTGATGCCCAGCTTGAAATCGCGAAGACCGTCTCTTCTGATTTCGATGCCAAGGTGATCATTTTCCAGAATGAAATTCCTCCTCTAGTAGATATCATTATTCCAGAGGTTACTGTTAGTGGCCTGATGCCACCGTTCAATCAATACTTCATTGGTAAAGCCTCTGGTCAACAGGGCAAGACTATTGATACAACCCGCTGGACCTTTGGTGATCTTACTCCTTCGGTAGCCCCCTCTGAGAGTGGTGCTGGCTGTTATCCGGTTCAGCATATGTATGCGGCCAGTGGTTTCTATATCGCTAAGTTTGAAGCGATCGACTCTGATGGCATGCACAACTCTGCAACTCGTATTGTACATGCTGCCTCTGGCATTGATCCCGTGATCGTTAGTTTGTCTGGTGTGCCCCGTTCTGGTGACGCCGGATTGATTGTTGATTTCTCAACTGTCGTAGATATTTTGCCGCCTGGAGTTAGCCTGTCTACTCAACTACTTAGTTTTGATGATGGTCAGTCCACCATCTCATTCAATCCGACCCACAACTATACACAACCGGGCACATATAAGCCAATCTGGTGCGTGCGTGATTCACGAGGCGTCATTTGGTGTGATAGCTTGGAAGCCGGTAATGACCTCCTTGAACGTGGAGGAGCGTAATGAATATCATTGTTTCAGATGGCATTGTTGTTAGTGGGGTAGGCGTACCCCTTAATGGCATTGAATGGCCATCGGGTCAATTTGCAGCTAACGAACCAGGGTCTCAGCTCTGTGCATTCTTGTCATCCGTGAATGCAACATTTGGTTTCAATCTAACTCCACACTCCTTTCAAACCGAATGGATCCCATGTGGAGATCCATGTGCGTTCCATGGTGCGTCTGGTCAATTGCCCGACATTGGTCATCGTCTTGAGCTTTTCGTGGGCGACTTTTTCTTCCGTGGTAAAGTTGTACACTCTGACTATACGACAAGTGCTGGAGGCACCGTTATAAGCGTTACCGTAGAAGACGACAAACGTCTTCTGCGAAAGGTAAAGATTCACACCGAAGACCTGGGCGAAGACGCTCCTAGTGGTGTCATTTCTGTGGCCCGTGGCTATCGTGTTACGAACGGCCTAGAAGACGTGAATGGAGATCCTAACGATCCAAACATCAAGGAGTACCGTCGCATCTTGCAGTTTGGTGGTACCTATAGCCAGATTCTTGAAGCCATTGACCTACACTTCAATGAAGGTAAGTGTGCGGTCCCCGTAACAGACTTGCCAACTGTTGAACAGCTTGAAAAGAACATTGGGGGAACCATTGAGGCCATCCGTTTCCAGTTCAATTTGACTCAGTTAGACGAGGTGCTTTCTCGGGTTCTATTGGACACAGGATACGATTGGTACTGGAGTATGGACGCCCAGCGTGTCAACTTAATCAATAAGAAGGTTGCGTTTGATCTGAATGAACAGGATATCCTCGATCTTGTGTCGCAGTTCGGTAGTGCTAGTGGTCTCAACGAAACCACACAGATGGGCTTCGGTAAGGACGTGGTGCCCGACCCAACTCGTTTCCGTGTTTTGGGTGGCCACCAAGAGGGGTTCATCAATTCACATCTATTGAGTCCTATTGATGGTCTAGACACTCAGTCACTAGACGGTCTTGTTGACGTGAATACTGATCAAACTCAGGTCGTTTTTCAGCCAGCATGGCCGAGACTTACTGTCGGCTTCTTTGACGCTGGAGGCTTCTATCGTACGTACATTCCACAAGAGAAAGAATTACAGTTAGCTCTTGCCGGTATCGAACAGTGGGCATACTATAAGATCTATCAAAGTGTTGCTACCACTAATAGCCCGCCGGGATATGGCTTTACTGCGGACGAGGGTTCTATCGCGGCACAGCACCCCGCATTCCAAAGTCGTATGGATCCAGTGATGCCTCTGGCCGGTCTAGCGACAGGTGCCGCCGAATCTGGACTACGTTTTATTGACAACCGTCGTGACGCAGATCAAAACTGGGTACTCAACTTCTATGGCCGCATTCGTGATCATGCAGCAAGACACTATGGTCGTTCTTACGTACTAGAGGGACTACTCTTTGATACGAACGAGGGCCTTTATAGAGTTGTAGATTCAGCGTGGGCCAACGTAGAGAACCAAGTAGAAGGATTCTCGCTCTCTGCATCGGGCACAGTAACCAACGGCTCGGGCAGCGGTATCTTTGTTGAAGACTATGAGATCAATAGGGACCTTGGCCCCGTCAGTCCCTTTGTATCGGACGACTTTCGCGTTCGGGCACACTGTCGTCTACCAGCCTCTACCATCTACGGTCCACAAGGCGACAGCAACCCGGCTAGCTTCGGCAACTGGACCGAAGACGCACCACCATTCAACCCTAATGGCGACGGCAGCCACTATATTCCTGTAGACTTGACGATTGTTGGTAACCGTGTTATCAACCCTCGGAGTGATGCATTATATTCTTTTGAAGACTATCCTGAAGGCACAATTTGGTGTCAGCTACCGATTAATGCTGGTCCGTCTGGTGGCCTTGTTACAGACACAACAATCTCGTCTCTTGCAACGTTGGTTACGACCAATACTAAACTGAATAGTTCTGGTCTACGGGATATTATCAATCCGGCCATTGTTTTGAATGTCTATGATTCGTTGTCCGGTGTAGCGATTCCTGTACAGGCCCGTAATCGTTATGGACAATCGTATCCTAGTCAGTGGTTCCTAGGTGATTTGCACTACGAGCGTGACGAAGACGTACAGCTTGACGATCAGTTTGTTCCGTGGGCCTTCTCGCCCGCTGGCAACGAAACTTCATTAACGATTATGACCAATCGTGCCGTACGTCGTGCGGAAGGTAAGATTGTTCCTAAGAGTTCTTCGCGATACGCCGACTTGAATCAGGTTGGGTTGCCACTACTGTCCTTCGATGCTTTCGCTGAACAAGGCGTTGGATCCTCTGGTCTCTATGGCGAAATTAGTCATGGTGTGAGTGAGGTCAATATCACTTTTGGTGTTCAGGGGTTCTTGACGAGATATAAGATTCAATCTTACTTCCCGAAGTTTGGTCGCGAAGCTCCATTGGGCGAACGTGTGCGTGCCGTATTGAATGGCATCATCAACCCCATTGACTTTTCTGATCTAGCTCTACTGGATCCGAACCCTGGTCCCCCTAGCGATCCTATTCTTCCGGGTGACCCTTTTATTCCTCCTGTGTTCTTTGATCGTGAGCAACGTGCCGTACGTGTTACTATCACTGAGGCCAATAACGTTTTCACTCTTTCTGATACTGCTGGTACAGAAAAAGATGAACGCTATAGGGGTATTGATCAGCATCTATATTCTAAGCCGCCTGCTGCCGGTGGATCTACTAATATTGACTTTGTTGAAGGTGCTATTTGTATTGATGGCTTCTTGAACATTAGTGATGAAGCGATGTATCATACGGATGAATTTGAGTTGCCTACTGGCAATACGGTACTCCGTTACTTTACTCAGGGTCGTCCATTTGGTAATGGAACGATTGTTATGGTTGAGCAAGTCAATGCTAGCGATCCTACAAAGTACGATGTGACCATTGTTGACCCTACTGCCCTTTCTACCCTCGGTGCAGAGCGTGCCATCTTTGGTACGGAAGTATTGAATGGCACCGTTGAGGTTGGCGAGAAGACCACACTGGCCGTACAGGGCGATGCCCCCGTGTCGCCGGGTGCTAGTAATGGTACTATTTTCCTTAATGGCACGGCACAAGAATCGGCGGGTGTAACGCCCGTGGAGATCATTGCCGTTACTGTTGATGTTGGAGAGTCTACTGCTCGTGCAACCTGTCGCACATTGGGCCTTAGTACAGACGGAAACCTTTCTGTTTCTTCTGGTACTCAATTTTTCAATTGTGTTCCTATTCCTTTCCCTGAGTTGGCCGCTTCTGGTGACCGTGGTTTCTTAACTACACCTATGACAACTCCAAGTGGCGGCTTTGGACGAACTGGCCCCGTCAACTTTGTTGAAATCGTAAGACCGGCTAAGAGGAGATTCGGATAATGGCTGTGGCCTCTGGGCAGATGCCTTATGAGTTCGATACTCCTCTACCTATTCGTGCCCCGGCAGGTGCGTGGCCCGGAGTTGATACTCCCAACGTTGCGATGTCTGGTTTGACTATCGAACAGGCTATGTTCGTATACAATGCCGAACTACGTAAGTGGAATTTTCCAGATCAACTTAATCTACTTCAGTATAATCTCTATAACCATCCCGACATTACACCATCTAGCTTTGAGCCAAAAGCAAATGGCGATACCCTAGCTGGCCTTGTTGGAGGCCGTGCGTCACTTGAGTCTATCGATAACATTGAAAGGCTACGTAGACAACTCAATACGTTCCTATTTGATTTCTATACTGATGACACAGTTTATGGTACTGCTGATTTTCGGGAAGCATGGTTAAGTACGGCGTATCCAGAGAGTCCAAGCGGCTCACGGATTGTTGTCGAGACAAATCCTTCTATTCCTCTTTTTAGTCTCACGGGGCCTAACTTTTTACATCCGGCACTAGAAGATGTTACTGGTGGCGAATTCATTAGAACGACCGATACCCATTGGCTTGGCGGCTCTGGAGTTATCTTTGACATTGATTGCGGCGAGGTTGTTTTCAATCCTTTCCCATTTCCAAGAGAGCGTCAATTCTCTTCGCCAGTCAGTAGCACTCAACGCTTTAGTTTTGGCCCTATCTATCCATTGGTACAAACAACGGCGGGGGCCCTGCCTTCTGTAGAAGTTTCACGTTATGACGACGTTACTGGAACAGACTTCTTAGAGAACGTGAATGTGAGTGCCATCAATTCTGGTCTAGTTGAGATTGATGGCTATGCTCTAGTTGATGGTACGACTATTGAGCTGGTGATTGGTAACGATAGTAACATTGAAGCTACAGTGGGTTTCACAAGTGACTATACGGGGCACACGCAGGGGTTACGTGCCGTACGTGATGGTGCCGGTAAAAATGATCCAAGTGCTCGTTGTTATCGTACACCTACTGCTCAAAGTAGTGGGCTATATAGGGTTTTGACGCACAATCAAAAGGCGGATGTGCCGCATACGGCCATTCCATCTGGCTTCGTAAGTATTTGGCCGCAGGGACTTGTGCGTAAAGTTGTCAATACCAGCGAGCTATATGTCAATAATTCTAACTTTATTCATGGACGAGAACTGACCGTCACTAGCGATGGCGGCCTACAACGTGTTGCTTCAGATTCAACTGGCCTTCATGTCATGGATGATTGTTTTTGGGTTACGACCCCTAATGATTCAGATGGAAGTGGATCATTAGATACACGCGGACTCTATATTGTTTCGCCCCATAACGGTGAAGCGGTATGGTATCGTCCAGCAGAGCTTGGTGTATCTACTAGTGGTACCACTGGTCCTGGTGGAGCCACCTTTAATGCACACCTTGGATTAGTTGATCTTGGTAGTGACTGGGTTCGTATTGCAAGAACATGCACTCAGTTCTTTGAGACCAATATTGGTACTCCGACACCCAACAGCGATAGAGTGATTACAACCGTACACTTTCAAAGGTACAATAAAACCAGCCTTGATCATACAGAAGAGTCTACACAGTATACATTAGAGGGCGAAGATGTGATTACCGCTCTTTTTTCTAGTGATGGTATCAATGGTGGACTAATTAGAGACGGCTCTGATGTATATATATACAGCACCAGTGATGTTGTTAGATTTGACACAAGTCTGAACTTTGTTGCCGGGTATGCTGCTCCAATTGCCGCTAGACGACATGTGGCCAATGGTCAATTGTTGTATACTATTACTGGCAGTATTGAAGTTAGTGATCCTATGCTTGATCCTGGTTTTGGAGGTGGTTTTACAAGTGGCATTGGAGTATGGACTAGAACTGAGCCTGCCGGTACGCCGAGTGATGGTCTTGGCAATATTACACATGATTCTGCTAAACCTTTTCGTGGCGAAACACACTTTGGTCTTGTGACCGGTAATGATATTGCGTGGCATACTATTTTTGATGTTACTGGTTCTACCCATGTGGCCGACGGTGTTTGGGGAATTTTACAAGTAGACACACCTTCGAGTAGACTATACTTAGTACGGATTACTGAGGAGTCTGATTATTGGATGTGTCATGAGTCTATTAGATTGAATCACACTCCGGGCAGCATCCCTCCTGCTGATACTCCAGACGACTTCCCTTATGAAGCTGTGGTCTATGACATCGATTAGTGTATTATCTAACAGACATTGGTGTGTATCATAGTCGGTCTCGAAGCAAAAGTTCCTTCGTAAAGGATAAGTGCTTTTTGGCTTAGGAGTTAAATAATGGTATCTGGTATTAGATTTTTGGCTGGTTCTGGAGCAATGGGGAATACCATCGCAACTTTGTATGCGAACGGTATGGCGACCATTGGTCTGGAAATCTTTAACTTTGAGGCCGGTGCGACCAGTAGCCCCAACCGTCTCGGATTCTTTGGAGCAAACGGTGCCCCCAACAGTGCCGTGATTGTTGGTCAATATCAAGATCGTACGCATCGTACTGATCATGTTGGTACTGACCTTGGTCAAATGATCAACGTAAAATTCACTGGAGCTTCTGCCGCTGAAGTTTCGGGCGTGACACTTGTAGAGACGGGCCATACTCTTGCGACCATTCCTCAAGAATCTGGTACGTTAGTATGTCGCTTCACGGAGCCAAATGGCACAGACGTTATCACACAGCAGGCCACATTCCGTGCCGTGAACTTTACAGCCGCCTCTGGTGTACCTGACATCAGTGATTTGGCCACAGGTATCACTGTACAGGCTGCTCAGTTGGCTGACACAAATGGCAATGCTGGCGATGCGTCTTGGTCTGAGGTTTCTAGTGGTGGTGCCGCACTAAGTCTTGCCGATCAAAGCACAGAGGTTCCCGTTCACGACTTCCATATGATCGTGGCTGGATCGCCTTCGGCGGCCGGTCGCAAGATCAATTTCGGCTATGTTGTACAGCTAGAGTTCCTGTAAAAACTACCGTCACGGTAACACATAAGGCCCGAGAAGTTTCGTCACTTCTCGGGTTTTTGTATTGACGTTCTTGACGCTCTACGTATCATGTGTGTGCCATCCGTCGTGCTGATCTTTCACCTTCGGCTTTGGAGAACATATGACCCTAGCTTTTAATTCCAAGCACCCTCACGTCCCGAAACCTAGCCAGGACCACACAGCAAGCCGTTGGATCGCCTCTCTGTCCGACGGTTCGACTGTATTTGAGGACACAACCCCCAACGAACGTTCTGCTTGGTTACGTCTTATAGACTACGTACGTGCTCAGAAGCTCAAGGTGACAAACCTGCGACTTGAGGCATACAATCGTAATGTAGTCTTGGTTCCCTACAAGGACAACGAGGGCCGATCTCAGGTTAACGGCTACTGGCACAGTAAACAACTGACCGCTCTACTACATGAGGGCGGTGTCATTCAGTCGGGGTGTCATGGCATCGGCATTTTGAAGGGACTAGAGATTTGGATTACCTGGGTACATGAAGATGGTACCACTAGGCAAGAAATCAGGCCATACAAAAAGGGCGACAAGGCTGTCATTGTCAACGATCCCCCCGCATGAAGTATCCTTCGTTGACAACCCCCGACATTGAACATGACGCTGCCAACCTACTGGCAGAGTTCATGTGGCTCAATCAAGACGTACGATCAGACGTTTATCCTTGGCGTGGCGAGCACGCTAAAGAGTGGGGCAAACTGGTATCTGCTCTCAAAAAACTAATGAAGGAGCCGTACGGACTATCAGCCGGGCAGCTTGCATTCTACATTTGGCAATGTAAGCCACGGCGTATTGATCCAAAACAGTTTGCAAGAATGGCGGTTGTGGCACGACGCCTCTTTGATAACTATGACCTAGAACAAGTTTCCAGACTCTATATTGGCTGGCAACGCGAACTTGCATCCTCCGGGCTGGAGCGAGTTAAGTACAAAGAGAAAAAGCCTAAGACACTGTTGACGTTTTTGAGGGAGTTAGAACATGGCCAAACGTAAGCCTGTGGTAGTAGAAGATGAGTTGCCCGTTGTACCTAACTTCGGCTTTTTCAAGCGAACGGTTGAAACAGATGGCGTACGGGTAATGTCAGCCGAGGAGGTTGGCGACCCAGACCCCAACCGTAGTGGCTCATATAATCTGGACTATGATTTGGCCGTTCCATTTCCAGAAGGTAGAATCACAGAAGTCTTTGGTGAAGAAGGAACCTGCAAGACCACCCTAACTCTTGAGGCGGCCGGTCGAGCCCTCCAGGCGGGCAAGATTGTTCTCTATGTCAACATGGAGAAAAACCTAAACCTATCGCTGCTACGCACGGTACGCACCCTGAGACCGTACATTGATGCAGCTATCGAACAAATGGAGAATGGTGGCGAGGGCAAATGTCCATTGTGGATTGTCAATGCCTCTAACGGCGAGCAAGCTTTCGAGGCCCTGAGGAAGTTCGCAGCGATGGTTCCGGGCGGCATCGGCATCCTAGATTCAATCGACGCCGCACAACCGGCAGCGGTGCTCTCTGGCGAGATTGGCGAGCAGAAGGTTGGCAATCTAGCCAAGCTCATGTCCGACGCCATGCGAAAGCTTATTGGCGTCTGCGAGGAGAATCGGGTAGCTCTTATCTTCGTGAACCAGATCCGCGACAAGATCACCATGTACGGAGATCCCACGGACACCCCTGGTGGCCGTGCTCTCAAGTTCTATGCCTCACAGAGAATTAGGCTTTTCAAGCCTCGCAAACAAGACTGGATTTTGGATCTCGATAAGGAACGCATTGGAAGTGTGATTCGCTATAAGGTTATCAAGAACAAGGTGGCTCCAGACGGTAACGAAGGGGCCTTTCCGATTCTTTTCAAGAATGGTATCTTTAGAGAACAGGAACTTGTGACACAGGCTTGTAACTTTGGCCTACTTCGTATGGGGGGCAAGGGTGGCAAGCAAGTGTATCTGCCAAAGCTTGACAGGGAGACTGGCGAATACATCATGGAGAAAGATGAGTTAGTCACGACCTGCATGAGTCAGTTCAATGCTGCCCGACGACTACTAATGGATTCTTCTCTAGTTGAGAAGCTCGATAAAGACATTCAAGCACTATTCACCCCCGGAGGCCACGATCCAATTGATGATCTGGTAGATGAAGTTCAAGACCCTCAGTAATCGTGAAGTACGTATGGAGATTTTGCCAGAACGATATCCCATGCGTACCAGAGAGCAATGCAAGTCGGCTGGCCAATATATGTTGGGTCGGCTTTTGCGTCGTATCTATGGTTTTCACGCTTTGATCTTAGAGGAGTTCCCTTTGCCAGAAGAAAGACTATGGTTAGACTTTTTTATGCCCCACTATGGTTTGGGTTTTGAGTATCAAGGCAGACAACACGATGAGTTTGTCAAGCTATTTCATGGCGACAAAAAGGGCTTTGAAAAATCAAAGGCACGCGACAATAGAAAAAGAACATGGTGTGAACTCAACGAAGTAACACTAATTGAAGTACGTGGTAACATTTCAGTCGAAGATCTACAAAAACTAATCGAAGTATCACATGGCTAACATTGCAGCAGAAAAAGTCTTCCTTGCGGGGGTTGCCAAACACCCACAAAAATTGTTTGAGTTTGTTGAATATCTGGATGAGGAGGACTTTCAACACTCAGCCACTCGCATGACGTTTGAGGCCATGCGTTCTCTCGTTATTGATAAGGAAGCAGAGAAGATCTCTAAGGCAAAGCTCGTGGCTGAGGCGAGAGCACTTGGGCATCAGAACTACTTGTCAGCGACGAAGAATGGACAATGGATTGATGAGCTTCTTGTTGAGGAGGTTGCTGAGCATGAGGTAGACTCTCATTTTCTAGAGGTAAAGCGGCAGTCACTCAAAGATCAGTATAGGACAAGCTTCCAAGACCTGAGCGATTATCTGTCTGCCACCGACGACCCCTTGTCGATCATGATTGGTAAGGTGGAGCAGTCGATCATCAATAAGGTGAACATGATCGACAAGGGCGAGCATGCCATTGTCGATATGAGGGAGGGTTTCTGGGACTTCATTGACAGCGTGGCAGACGATCCGGGCCACCTAGGCTTGGATCTTGGCTACCCACTTTGGCAGGAACGCATTGGTCAGGTGCGTAACGGAGCGATTACGTTTTTGGTTGCGACTACCAAAGCGGGCAAGAGTCAGTTTGGTATGCGGGCAGCTATTACGGCAGCACGTAAAGGGCTGCCGGTGCTGTATCTCGACAGTGAGCTAAACAAGCACGATCAATGGATTCGTCAGGCCGCCATGTTGACGAAGGTTCCATCTGAGTATATCGAGACGGGCTTTTGGAACATGACCGAGGCTCAGCTTATTGAACAGGGCGTCACTGATCCTTCGCAGAGAGATGAGATTATTGCCTACGGCAAACGACTCAGGGATCCGAGGGTGCGTGAGGCCGTTCAGAAGATGCCGATTTACTATCAGTCAATCAGTGGCCTGAACGTTGCCGATGTAATTCCTCACATGAGACGTTGGCTACTAACACACGTTAAGCCTGACCGTGAAACTCGTGTGCCGCAATGTCTGATCATCTATGATTACATCAAGCTTACGATGACCGATGAAGTGCGACGAGGAGTCTTGCAAGAGTGGCAACAGCACGGCCTCAATGTTGCCGAGCTACACGACTTTGCTAACAAGTACAATATCCCCATGATGGCTTTTGGTCAGACGAACAACGAGATTGATGACAACCTACGCTGTGTGGCTGGTGCTAAACGAATCAGTGAAAACGTCGATTCTATCACTTTGTTTAAACGCAAAACTGATCGTGAACTTGCTGAGGATGGAACCGGCACACACCTTGTACGTATTTTTGCTGCACGTTATGGTCGTGCCCTCAATAATGCCTACATCAATTTCCAAGCAGATCTAAGCTGTGGTGATTTTGAAGAACTAGACATTGGTAGTGTAGCCCCGCCGCAACAGCAAACGAACAATGATGACGACGATGAAGACTAAAGTCACTCCAGAGAAAAAGCGTGCGATTCGTAATCATGCAAATCGTAATATCACCTATCTGTTAGATCAGATGGGGGTAGTGTTTGATGATCGTGGAGACGGCTTAATCCAGGCGTGTTGTCCATGTTCTCAACACGGAGGAGATCGCGATAATCATACGGCGTGGAGTTGGCGTATCGATCTAGGTAGATGGGTTTGCTGGTCTCATGCCTGTGAAGAAACTCGTGGGAACGATATCTTTGGATTAGTTAGTAGTATCAAGGGGACCAATTTTCCGCAGACGGTCAATTGGATCATTCAGACGCTTGAGAAGCGAGAGGTCAATCTTGATGAGGCTGCCCCCGATCCTGAAAACTTCCAGCGTGAACGCACACTACATATTCATGAGCCACTAGCCGAGAATAACCTACAGTTTTTGAATCCTGATCCAGTTTACTTATTGAATCGTAACTTTGATATTGAAGTGTTACGTCGATACGAGATTGGATACTGGAGTCGTGTTGGTACATATATGAATGACCGTGTTGTATTTCCTGTACGTGATCATGATGGTCACCTTGTAGCGTACAGTGGTCGCACGGTTCATCCCAAAGAGTATTTTGAGAACCGTGGCATTAAGTATGCCAAATGGGTACATGGTCGTCACTATAATCGTTGGCCTCAGCGTGGCGACCTTTTCACTAGTTCGATTCTTTACAATCTATTTCGTGCCAAGCGTTTTCTACCACAGATGACTCGTTTGATCTTGGTGGAAGGACCACTGGACGGCATGAAGCTGGAGGAAGCCGGTATTCATAATTGGGTAGCTACGCTTGGCACGAAGTTTAGTGCTGTGCATCGTTCCCTCTTAGTGAAATACGGTGTGACAGATCTATACGTTGCCTATGACAATGATGATCCCGAAAAATACAAAGACAACAAAAGTCCCGGTGAAGAGGGCTGGAAACGTCTAGAGCGTATTGTTGGTGATCTCTTGAATTTGCATCGTGTCATTCTTCCCGAGGACAAAGATTGTGGCGACCTAGAAGTAGAACAATTACAACAAATCTTTAGAGGTATATCATGTTAAAACTGAAATCTATTTCGCCTAGCCGTATCAAGACATTTGATATGTGCAAATTCAAATATTGGTTAACGTACTGTTGTCCAGACGTTACACTGAAATCAAATTGGGGTGCAGCACACGGTTCTCTTGTTCACGACATTCTAGAGAACTACTCAAATGGGAACGATACCGATCCTATTGGTAGACTGTATCGTGGCTATGGAGGCTCGCTTGAAACTCTGGATCGTTATCAGAAACCAGAAGTCATGGAGACGCCACTTGTTTGGGCGAAGACCAAAGACTACGCTGACAAAAAGCCGTACTGTGATAATTGTCCATATGTAAAGGTAGACGAAGGCATCTGTGGTATTTCGCGAGAGTCCTTGAATAATCTACCCGGTTGTCCCCGTGATTTGTTCGATGGTTCTATCTCAATGGTTGAGAGAACAATTGATCGTTACAAGGAGATCTGGGAAAAGACGCTACGTGATCCAAAGGGCGTACCCGTGGGGTATGAGTATGGTTTTCGTAACAAGGTCCCCGGTACAGACGTGCCGATGATTGGTTATATGGACCTTGTGTTTGAAGAGAGCCCTGATACCGTTCATGTCGTTGACTATAAGACGGGTACATGGACCCAAGACTACGACCAGTGCCGTGAGGACATTCAGGTTAGAATGTACTCGTTAGCTAGTAGACGAGAGTTCATTGATGACATCAATGGTATTGGTTACAATTACAAAAACGTTGTGTTGACGTTTGACTACTTCACGAAGTCGCCCATTACAGTGGCGTTTTCGGCAGAAGAAGATCTTGAAACAGAAAAATATGTCAGGGATAAGATCCATGAGATCGAGTCTACTGACTGGATTAATCGTATTGTTAGGAGCAACAACGATTTCACGGAACGTTGGGCGTGGAAGTGTCGTTCTCTCTGTGATCCGGAAGTGTGTGCGGATAAGTGGAAAGGGAGTTTTCAAACTAATGGCTAGAATTAGTAAAGATTGGGTCGAAGCGTATTTCCAGTACGGAGTTGACGTTCGTAATCGTCGTGTCATTTTGATGGATCACGTTGATGAGGACAGTATTGGTTATGTGATCAAGGGCCTATATTTAATGGAGGCAGACGTTACTGCCAAACAACGCGAGAGTGGTAACATTCCCCCTATTGAATTATTGGTTGGTTCCTTTGGCGGTAGTGAATATGAAATGTGGGCCCTGTATGATGTGATTGGTACTTTGGATTCGCCCATTCATACTACAGCCATTGGTAAATGTATGAGTGCGGCACCCCTACTGGTTGCTCGTGGAGAGGTTGGCCATCGATATGCTACGCCGAATACATGGTTCATGGTTCATCAATCTCTTGCGGGCGTGGACGACGATATGCGAGTTGACGAACTGGCTGAAGAAATCAAACATTACAATGCCATGGGCGATAGATGGTATGAGTTGATGGAGGCACACACTAATAAGTCTGCCGATTTCTGGCGTCAACAATGTGAGCGTGTTGGAGATAAGTTCTTTGACGCCTATCAAGCTCAAGAGTGGGGGCTGATTGATCACGTATGGGATCAGAAGGATGGTGAGTGATGGCACAACATAAGGTTGTAGTTTGCTGTTGGAACAAGGGACACATGACCGATCTCGCAATGACGTTACGTCAGGAGCAGGGTCTCGATAAGAAGATTGCAAACCTTAAGGCTGTTTGTCCCACATGTCGTAATGACGAAGAGGGCAATCAAGCCATCTTCATCTATGAGGGCGAGACGACCTTTACGCCTAAAACTTACAAGTGTCGGCACGGGCACGTTACATGTGTGCGTGCATTTACGAACGGCATGTTAAATGTTACCTTTGGCTATAGCAGAGAATCTTTCTTCAATATTGAGGGTTTGATTGAAGAACTCGAAGAACTGGTTGACAAAAAAGACATTTCGTGTCATCATGTAAAGGAGAACGGTCGTCGTTGTGATTGCAAACTCAAGCCGATAGATAACTTTACGCTAGAATACCCCGGAGGAGCGGGGATTAAAACCAAGACTCGCGTTGGTGACCTCTGGGATAAAGCTGGAGCGGAACCTGTACGTTCAGGTAACTATGATAAAGATGGTTACTATCACGGCACTAAGTCAGAGACGGCTAACCGTGAACGTTTGAAGCGAATGAGAAAGCGTAATATGTCCGAAGAAAAACACCCTGGCAAGCGTATCACCAAAGCTACCAAACGTAGTTACGATCGTCGCTCCAAAAACGAAGTCAATCCCGAAAGACTCAAATGACCTTCACGCACCTGAATGTACACTCTAAGGCGTCCATGCTGTATGGCTCTGCTGACATTAAGAAGCTGGTAGCCAAAGCTAAAGAGCTAGGGCAGCCAGCCGTAGCACTTACGGACTATTCTAACGCATTCGAAGCGATGAATTTCTATAGTGCTGCGGACGCGGCAGGCGTAAAGCCCATCTTAGGGGTAGACCTTTACTTCTGTGAAGACGCGGAGCAACTTAGGATTCAAAAGGTACGTCAGGTTTCACATATCACCCTGTTGGCTGAAAATGAAATTGGATGGAAGAACATCATGCGTCTTCTATCAATGGCCAACACCCCAGAATACTTCTTCTACAACCCCCGTGTTGATTTCGGGCTCCTAGAGCAGTACAGTGAGGGGGTCATTTGTTTGAGTGGCGGCAGTCTCGATGGTGTCATTTCTTCGCACCTATATGACAAAGTAGACGAGTCTGGTGAAGTGATGACTCCAGCGGCTCGCTTCAAGGCTGAGGGTCTCGTGAGACGCTTTTTGCAGATCTTTGATACTGATCATTTGTTTTTGGAGGTACAGGACACCAGCATTCCTGAGCAGACAGAAATCAATACGCGACTGCGAGGCATTGCAACGAAGTACGGCCTTCGTACCGTAGCGACTAATAATGTTCATTATGTTGAACAGCATGATGCCGAAGCACACAAAACCTTGTTGGCAATGAGTGCCAATAAATATAGTCGTGCCACATATACGAATTTCGAACCCGAGGAATACTACCTCAAGAGTCGCGAGGAATTAGAAGACTGCGATTTGACTCAGGACGAGCTTGACACGACTCTTGAGATTGCGAATCGCTGCAACGTAACCATCGACCTTAAGAAGCGACGTTTGCCCAAGTACGCTTTCGTGCCCGAGGGCAGAACGTCAATGCAACACCTTCGCGTCCTTGCTGCAAAAGGACTCGAAGACTTAAGCGTTGATAGAAATGTACCAAATGATAAAGAGGGTTATGCTGAGCGACTTGAGCGGGAGCTTACTGACATTGAAGAAATGGGTTTCGCGGACTACTTCCTCATTGTTCATGACGTTATGTCCTGGGTTCGCGAACAAGATATTTTGGTTGGTCGCGGACGTGGTAGTGCGGGTGGCAGTCTTGTCAGTTATTGTCTTGGCATTACCGAAATTGATCCTCTTGAATATGATCTCATTTGGGAGAGGTTTCTCAACAAGGGTCGTGGAGGCTTGCCTGACATTGATACTGACCTTCCCCGCTCACAGCGACAGAAGGTGCTTGAGTATGTCCGAGATCGTTTTGGAGCCGGTAACGTTGCTCAGCTTGTAACGCTCGGCGGCATGCAGGCTAAGGCCATTCTCAAAGAGGTCTTCAAAGTATATGATATGCCGTTCGATGAAGCTAACAAAATCACGGCACTCATCCCGGCCAAGAACGATGATCACGTTGCCATCTCTCTACAGGAAGCTATCGATGCTGTACCGGAACTCAAGGAGTATTATGACAAATACACGCCTTGGTTCAAGGTTGCTCTAGCACTTGAGGGCTGCTACAAGACCACAGGGATTCACCCGGCCGCCGTTGTGATTGCCGACATGCCTTTTGAAGACAGTCCATATCCTTTGGCACGCTCGAAAGACGGCAGCCCTTTGTTTGGCTGGGACATGGGCACCGTAGATTCATTGAGCTTGCTCAAGCTCGATATCCTAGGTCTTACCACGCTGGACGACATTCAGGTCACTATGGACTTGGTTCAGGAGCGTCATGATGTCGAGCTTTCGCGAGAAGCAATGCCCCTAGATGACACTAAGACCTGGGACATGCTTGGTCGTGGATTCACTATTGGTATTTTCCAGATCGAGAAACAACTTGGTCGTACGTGGAGTAAGAACCTTAAGCCTCAGTCGATTGAAGAACTGAGTGACCTTGTATCATTGATTCGTCCAGGTCCGATGGAATCAAACATGCACACGGCTTATCGTAGTGTTAAGAACAAGGGAGAAGATCCTTCGTACATTCATCCTATGCTAGAGCCCATCATGGGGCCAACATATTCTGCTCTATTGTACCAGGAACAGGTCATCTATATCTGTCAACAGCTTGCTGGTATGAATTCGGTTGATGCCGATATGGTGCGTAAAGCTATGGGCAAGAAGAAGCCCGAAGAAATGAAGAAGTGGAAAGAGGTCTTCATTGACGGATGTAGCGACAATGGCATTGATACAGTGACCGCTGATGATCTTTGGGGTTACATTGAGAAGTTCGCTGGCTATGGTTTCAACAAATCTCACGGCGTTGGTTATGCTTTGTTGGCCTATGAGACAGCGTATTTGAAGGCAAATCATACTGTTGAATTCCTGTGTGCGAAGCTTCGTCACGCAGAGAGCCACACAGATAAATTTGGTCAACTCTCTGCTCTGTCGTATGACGCCAAGCTGTTCGACATTGAAGTAGTGCCCCCTCGCGTGTCTCTTGGTAATAAGGACTTTGCTGTTGTAGATGATACACACATTGCTTTCGGACTTACGGCCCTCAAAGGGGTTGGTGCAGCAGCGATTACTGATCTTGTGCGTTTGGGGCGTGATTGTAATACGTTTGATGAGATTCTTTGGAAGTGGAAGACGAAGAAGAGTAAGGTTAATACTGGAGTAATGACCGCATTGATTCGTAGTGGTGCATTTGACGACATTGAAGAACATCGTGTTGAAAGTCAGAGTCGTTTCCGTCTGTTGGATGGCCTAACTGACAAAGAGGTTGAGACCGTGGCTGGTCTTATGGAGTATCAAACCGAGAACAAAGATTGGGTACGTATTGTGCGTGCTCTTGCGGACGAAGACAAGTCGCTGAAGGTTAAAGAGACTTACGACGTTAAGATTCCTAATGCTCGCCGTCGTCCAAAGCTACGTGAGCTACTATCTGATTATGACGGACGCGAACTCTTTGATACAAAAGCACAGAGAATTGCGTGGGAACAGCACTACCTAGGTATCGCTCTCAGTGGTAGCGAAGCTGACATTTATAAGGCACAGGACTCATGTATTGATCTAGTGCGTGATGGCTATGCTGATCTAGGATTTGAGATTGCCGTCTGCATTGATGGGGTGCGAGAGATCATCACTAAGAAGGGCGATCCGATGGCTTTTGTGACTGCTCGCGACCAAACCTATGTCATGGACAATATTGTGGTGTTTCCACAAACTTTTGACAGAGCTAAAAGACTACTCGAAGAAGGCAATGTGATTAAGATTAGAGGCAAGATGGATGATCGTGGCTCTTTGATTGCTAACCAGATTGAAAGACTAAGATGAAGTACGAATACGACTACGAAACCCTGCAACTCAGCGAAGAACAGCAGGCGGCTATGGAATTAGGTATGGGCAACATTGACGCTCTCAATATGGTTCTACGCGAAATTATCAACGAACGTGCAGCTAAGGGTTGGGAGCCCCTGTACCCATTTTCTGTGCCCCAAGTATGGTTCCGAAAGCCAAAAGTTACACGACGCAAAAAGAAAACTACAAAAAGATCTTAACGATTAGACTCAAATGTACGATTATGCACAAGTGCAGTTGCTTGGTCGGGCTACGTCTGATGCCATGTTAGAGAACGTGGACGAAGAAGGACGTGTCGGCAAAGCCACTTTCACGCTCGCTCTCAATATTCCAATTAGGCGGGGCAATCAGACCAACACGCGGACACTGTATCGTCGCGTCATGGTGCTAGGCTCCTTTGCAAATTATGTGGCTCAATGCCAAGAAGACGGCGGCCTTAAAGGTCGTCTTATCAACACTTTAGGTGTGATGGACGACGAACGCTGCTTTGAAGACGGTGAAGAATACTATCAGGATGTTATCAGGGTCGCTCCGGGTGCGGGTGCTATCAAGATCATGGACCGGAGGGGTCGGTAATGATGACTGATATTTCCGACACTGAGGTATATGAAATCCTGAGTCAGTATCACGGTCTGGTTGAAAGTATTGCTCGTTCAGCCTTCTATTCTTCTGCCAGCATTGAGTTTGCGGACCTGTGTCAAATTGGCGATGTTGCTGTACTAAGAGCGATTAAAACTTATGATCCTACCTGCGGCACCACGATTAAGTCATATGTGGCCCGGGTCGTACGGCAGGACATTTTTCGCGAGGCAGCCAGATTCCTGGGTGTCTTCACGGTTGATCACAGAGTCACGAGCCTAGCTGCCAAAGCAAGTCGGTTACACGCTAAAGGCAAGAGTGACGAACAGATCTCCGCAATTCTTTCCGAATCAAGTCAACGCAAATTTGACGCAGATCACGTCCGAGATTTACGGCTGGCCTATGGTCGTCGCCAACATCAGGAACTAGAGTTTGACGATCTTCTAGATGAAGAAGATTCTGCCACAGAAAATATTCGCAGCCTGCTGCGGAACGTCATCTGTGGGCCCACCGAAGAAATCATTTTACAGCAAAGACTGTTGCAAAACGAACCAGCGGGTGCGGTAGCAAACTCCATAGGACTGACACAATCACAACTATACAGGCTCGAAGGCGAAATCAGGGAACGTATCCGCAAGGCTATTGAAGGTGTAACTGAATGAATGAGAAAAAGCGTATTCTGTTTATTGGCGAAGCCAGTAATCTTAGCACTGGTTTTGCTAACTACTATGGCGAACTAATCCCCCGTCTCGTCGCCACCGGCAAATATGAGATCGCGGAGCTTGGATCCTATGCCCGCCAGGACGACCCCAAGGTGCAGGAGTTTATCCAGGGCCGCTGGAAGTTTTATGGCGTAATGCCAACGACGCAAGAAGAGGCGAGGCTTTTCAATCAACCGTGCCCCCATCCCCGAACTCGCGGCCAGAACACTAACCAGTTTGGCGAGTACAAGTTCAACCATGTAGTTGCTGATTTCAAGCCGGATATCGTTATCGATATCCGAGACTGGTGGATGCTTGAATACCAGGAGCGAAGCGTGTTTCGTCCTTGGTATAAATGGATTGTTATGCCTACTGTGGACGCTGAGCCCCAAGCGGAGGAGTGGATCAAGACGTATGAGAATGCCGATATGGTGTTGGCGTACTCCGACTATGGAATCCATACGCTGCGTCGTCAGAGTCAACTTCTACCTAACGGCAGAAGGAAGGTCAAAGTATTTCCTAAGGCTATGCGTCCCGGCGTTAACCTGGACATCTTTTCGCCTGTGGCGAAAAAAGAGGAGGTGCGTGACTACTGGAATCTCAATCCAGAGATCCCTGTTATTGGTACGGTGATGCGTAATCAGAGTCGTAAACTCTATCCGGATCTGATTGATGCTTTTTCTTTGATGAAGAAACGATATGAGGGCGAAGACGCCGTTGATAAAGCCGTTCTATTGATTCACTCGGCATGGCCCGACAACGCACACTCTTACGACTATCCTAGACACATTATGCGTTTGGAAACCCTTGAGTTTATGGATCACCATAACAAGGGTATTCGTGGTAGCATTTTGCAGTCGGTCTTTTGTCACTCTTGCAAGGAGCCATCAGTAACTTTCGCAATGAACCTATGGGGTAAACCCATTCAAGATGGTCGCATCAAGTTGCCGTGTCCTCACTGTGGTCAAGTGGATGCATCGCCGCCGAACACCGCTGGTGGTTTTAGTCGCGAAGAACTCGCAAGCCTTTACAACCTCATGGATCTCTATGTCCAGTGTTCTATCTGTGAGGGTGATGGTATGCCCATTCAAGAAGCTAAGGCTTGCGGGGTGCCTACCCTAATGACGGACTATACGGCAATGCGTGAGAAGGGACGCTTTCCTGATTACTCTCATTTTGAAGAGTTAGGATTTACGGAAGACAACTATACTTGCCCTAAGGGCGGCGAAGTTATTGATGTTGGTCGTTATTACTATGAGCCCGAAACTAACTGTAAGCGTGCCCACCCTGATGTGAGCGACCTTGCCGACAAGATGCGGGAGTTGATTACGGATAGAGATCGTCGTAATCTGATGTCATTTGAAGCACGTCAATGCACCGAAGAGAACTACGACTGGGGTGAACTCCGGAAGCAATGGGAATACGTGCTCGATAATGTCAAGCCTTTGGATCGTGCTGGTACATGGGATAGCCCCATCGCTGAGCATGATACCGTTTCTCCCCAGGCCGTTCCCGAAGACCTCAGCGATGAGGCGTATGTCGAATGGTTATATCTCAATGTATTGAAGTATCCCGCTGTTGATCCTGAAGGTGCGAAGGAATGGGTGAAGCATTTGGGAGTTGGTATTCCGCGTGAACAACTAATGCAACAGTTTGTGGCTATTGGTAATCAGCAGTCCGACGGTGGCAGAGTTCGAGATCAAATCCGACAACAGGTCTCGGGTCCTGGTAGACCAGGAACGGCGAAACCCTCGCAGCAGGAATTTATCTAATGAGTGCCCCCGAAGGAATTACGAAAGTATCAGAACTCATGGAGGCACTCAAGGAGATGCCCGGGGATGCCAGGATCATTGTGACATGTATGGATGGTGCTGACACCATTTGGATCACGTATGAAGAACAGTTTAACTATGTAATGGTGGCAGGATGAAATTACTATACACAGGGCCCCTACTGGATTTTTCAGGATTTGCCCACGCCTCTCGCAACCTGTTGCGAGCGATCATTCAAGATCCAGATATCGATGTTGTGGCCCGGCCACTCAAGTACGATACTCTAGATAACAACCAAGAATTCGTGACTCCAGAATGGCTACAGACACTTCTGGAGAAGGATTTGCAGGGCGTAGATATGGCCCTACAAATGACTACATGTAATATTGAGGCTGTGCCTGTGCCGGGCATCCCCAACGGACTATACACGTTTTTTGAGACTGACAGAATTCAGGCCACTTGGGTTAATAAAGCTCAAGAGTTTGATTTCTTGATTGTGCCTTCGAAACACAATGCTCACACCCTCCTGAACTCGGGCGTGAGGAAACCAATCCTTGTTGCTGGTCCTCCGTGTGACCTGGATGAATATCAAAAGCAGCGTTCTCCGTTTGATATCAAGAACGCTGGAGAGAGAACGGTGTTCTATAATGTTTGTCAGTTGAGCACCAAGAAGGGAATCGACACATTGCTGCGGTCGTATTATACTGCGTTCGCGGGGATGCCAGATGAGGTTCTGTTGGTTTTGAAGACATACGTGAACATGCAAGGGCGTGAAAACGATCTTGAAATGGTGAGGCAGTATGTTCAGGGGATTAAGCAACGCTGTCGTATCCCTACTCAGAACTTCCCGCCCGTATTGCCACTCATTGAGATCATCAGCGACGAGGAGATTCATCAGTTGCATGTTAGAGGGGACGCATACGTCTGTTCTAGTCGTGCTGAAGGATGGGGCATTCCTGTGTTTGATGCACTTGCTCATGGTAATACCGTGATTAGTCATCAAGCCGGTGGGTTGGCAGAGTTTGTGACGGCAGAGAACAGTATCGTCTATGGCGGCACGCCAACGTTCTTCTATGATATGCCCCATCCGGACCCGGGCCTATTCACTGGTCTTGAACAATGCTTTGAGCCGTCGCCGGTTCAGCTTGCTCTAACCATGAGACACTTTCATATGTTGCGTAAGGGTGCTGCCGCTGGGGATCTTGATGAATCTAATCAAGTTGAGTGGCAGGCCGTGTTGCAACGTCGCGAGAACGCGAAGCAGGTAGGCGAGAAGCTTGATTATCGTGAGGTGTATCCTCAAGTAACTGAGCAACTAAAGGCCGCTTTTGAATCCTGGCAAGAGGCTGGCGTGGTTCGTTACAAAGAACCGGAGCCGTCATTGGAGGAAACCCTGTGATTAATTCAATTGAATGGTATCGACAATATCAAGAGTATTTTCATAAGCAAGGTTTCTGTATATTGAATCTACAAGCTAATGTTGGCCAAGAGTTTCAACATCAGTTGGGGAAATTGATGCCAGTGACTACTCCATGTCGCGTAGAGTTTCAGATTGACATTACGCTGTTAGCGTCTTCTCGTGAGGCGGTTATGGAAGCACTTCATAGCGAGTATTTTCTAAATGAATTCGAACTTAGTCTTGTGATGGTTTCGGAAAGTATGAGCAGCGACACGGGGCTATGTGAAGTACAAGCAACATTTACGCAAGAGCAGCCCACATGGGAGTGGCAAGAAGCATGAATCAGTATTACGTACCGCAGATGCAGAACATCGTAGAGCGTGTCAATAGACCTGTCCGCATCATTCAATGTATTCAAATGCACAATGAGGAAGAGTTCGCTCATGCCGTATTAGGGTCGCTCTACGATGAGGTAGATCGTATTCTAGCGATCGAGGGTGCGGTCGAGAATCGTCCCAACGCCACAGAAGATGGTCACTCTACTGACCGGACCGTCGAGATCATCAACGATTTCAAAGAGAACCATGACCCTGATAATAAGGTGATCATTATCTCCATTCCTAAGTTTTGGAAAAACCTGGAAGAGATGAAGCAGACGTTCCTCGATATGTCTATCCCTGGGGATTGGATTTTGATTAACGATGCCGACGAGTTTTATCGCCCCGAAGACATTAGGCGTTTGCGTCAAGCTATTGAGCTAGAGCCCCAAGCCCAAGAGTTTATTCCAACATTTTTGCACTTTTATGGTGATTATACTCATGTAGCCAAGCCGGGCCCCGAATGGAACACTCAGCATCAACGAATTTTCAAGTATGTACGAAACATGAAGTACAATAGTCATCCGGTCGTAACAGACCCCGGGGGACATTGTACCTATTTTTCTCCACATTATCAATCACGACGTTTCGTGCCTAGAGACCCTATTTATATCTATCATTATGGCTATGCTCGCACCCGGATGGACGAAGTGATGCAAGAGAAGCAGAAATATTACAAGGGGGAGCTTGCTCAGCATGACGGTGCCGACAAGAAATTCGATCAAAAGGTTGAAGATTGGTTCTCTAACGCCGAGCCGGTACTAGAGTATGATGGTGAACATCCGTCTTGTATGACTTCACACGCCTTTGAGTCCACCGTGCGGGGCACTATTGTTGGCAATTGGCGGGAAGATCCGTTCTACAGTAAGGCTATTGCTGGAGAAGACGTAGGTAACATCTATCTCTGTATGACACAGCAAGCAACTCCACATATGTCCCTATATCACAATGGCTTGTCGTTCTAGAAAAGCACCGATTGATCGCTTTGCTGCGAAATACACTATCAATCTAGAAACAGACTGTTGGGAATGGCAAGCTGCACTTGATCGAGATGGTTATGGATGTTTTCGTTTTACACATGAGCAAGGCAACAAAAGTTGGGGCAAGGCGTACGTGTTTGCGTATGAGTATTTTGTAGCCCCTGTGCCTGATCAAATGCAACTTGATCATGAATGTAGAAATCGTGCTTGTGTGAACCCTGATCATCTTCGTGTTGTCACTTTAGTAGACAACGTAATGGCCGGCGAGAGTCCCCCTGCTCGTAATGCCAGAAAAACACATTGTAAACATGGACACCCCTTATTTGGCGACAACCTGTACGTACAGCCCTCAACTGGCTATCGTTACTGTCGCACATGTAAGAGGGCGTCTGAGCAGAAACGTAAGAGGAGACAGTAATGAATTTTGCAAGTAACTACACAGAAGCTTACCAGCTACTAAGGGCTGGTAGAGTAGATAGAGAACTATGGGACAGAGTGATGTATGGTGATTACGAGGGCAACTACGATGCTCGTCGTAATGATATGAATGCACTCAGAGGAGTTCGAGTTCATGCTTTGGGTCGCGTCAAGGCGGCCATCTATGCCCTCAAGATGGCCAAAGAAATGCGTCGTCAAAGATCCTTGATGACTGTGTTGTTTGATATCAAAGAGGAGCAATCTGCTCAAATTGTCAACCAACGCCCCATTAACCTTTTCCCGGTTACAGTGAATCGTACCACGGTTCAAATGCGTGATCCAGACAAAGGTCCTAATGCCTAAGGTTTCCTATCTCGTCTCGACCTACGACTCGGGGTCGTATCTTGATGCTCATTTAGCCAACCTGATTGAACATCAGACCGACCCCGAATTCGAGATTGTCATTGTCAATCCTAATTCACCTAGTACGGATGCGTTCGTTGCTCAGAAATGGGAATCGATAGACGACAGGGTGCGGTACCTGTACTGGCCGCAGCGTGAACCTTATGGTGCGTCGTGGTTGCGAGCCTGGAAAAACGCAAAGGGTGAGTTCGTGATGAACTCTAACACCGACGACCTCCATGAGCCCCGCACAACTGAGTTAGTACATAAGCACATGACCCTTATGACTGGACCTCTTCGTCGCGGCCCAGATGTAGGGTTCTGTTATGGTGGCATCACGGTCATTGATGAGCGGCAGCGTCTACAAGGAAAGGGCATTAAACCTCCATTTGATTTCAAGCTCATGTCACGCGAATGCCATGCTGGACCCCAGGTTGCGTGGAGAAATGACCGCGAATTCCTCAATGATTTGGACTGGCAACTGATGGAGGAAAGGGCTAACCAGTATGAGTCTGCGTTTGACTACTGGCTTTGGCTATACTTCATGAGTAAAGACTATCATGGTCATGTGATTCCTGAGTTTCTTACGGTTTATACTCAAAGACCCGACTCTATCGAGAACCGCAACAAATGGGCTAATAATTGGGAAACATATGCTTCCATTTCGGAGTTCTTCGGGTATCATTTCAGTGACCATTTGGCCCACGCTCAAGAATTCCACGATTTCCAGAACTTACCACCTAAAGACGAATGGGTAGCAACGATGCAAGCGGGTGACCAATGGGAAAAATAAGAGACCGATGGTATAAGATTGTAGCCCGTGACCTATGGTATAATTGGCTAGATGCTTTAGATGATCTCAAGGGGCTCCAGATGCTCCAGAGACACATTAGCACACTGGAACAAACAGTGTTGAATCTTGAAAAAGAACGTGATAGTTTTGCTCAACAGGCGTCCACTAATGATGCTCAGCTTGCTATGCAAATCATGCGTGAAAAAGCCGGCATTGACTTTTCTTTGCCGGGCAAGATTGCTATGCTTCGCGAACAACTACATCAAGAACTTGCGGTGAATGAATACTACGAAGATCTACTGCATATGTTTACCGATGGCGATTACACGAAGTTTAACGGTCTGTCCCTTGATGAACGCAAAGGATATTTTGCCGAAGTAGACAAAAAGGTAAATCCATGAGAGTTCTACATTATCTACGTCACCTGGGCCTGGGCGGCACCGAAAAGACCTGTCAGTTGTTCTTCGAATATTCGTCAGAGGACATTCAGGTCGCTGTTGTATATGAAAAAACGGGTGACCATCCTCGCTTAGAGGAGTTCCAAAAGTCGGCCAAGGTTTGCGGCGGTAAGTTTTTCGAGATCGACTCATATAGAGGCAACCCTCAGTCCACACCCAATTCGGTGGAGCTTCAAAAAGTAATTGATGAGTTCAAGCCAGATATCCTACACGTCTACCGTAGCGGTTATCGGGAGTTTCCTGTCGGCCAAGTCAATGTGCCTCACGTAGTAGAAACCAATGTGTTCGGACATGTTGACCACCAGAGTAAAATCGACCGCACGCTGTTCATGAGTAAGTGGCTGGGCGACAACACCTTCAAAGAACTAACGCAAAACTGGGAAAAGAGCAAGCGTTTCGACTACGTGAACAACCCCGTAGAGGCACCCTATACCGATACACCCCTTGGTGGTATTTCAAGCGAAATCACTTGGCTTGGACGCTGTGGTCGTCCGGACAACGGCATCTATAATGCCGTCAGCGTAGAGGCCGCTCGCATGCTCCGCATGCAGGGCTATGATGTTGGCTTCTTGGTAGTGGCTCCACCTAGTAATATGGTGGATGATCTAGCTCGGTATGAAATTCCCTTCAAGCTCATTGAGCCAACGGTTGATCCGTTGATTCTAAGTCAATTCTACAATGCCGTTGATATCTATGCACACGCAAGAGCAGACGGCGAGACGTTTGGCGTCAATATTGCAGAAGCGATGATGCACCATAAGCCTGTCGTTACACATATTGCGACACCTTCTGTTCCTGGTATGGGGGTCTTTCAGTCACAGACGGAACTTGTTGATGACAACGTGACGGGGTTCGTGGTTGCTAATGATCCAGGCGAGTACGCGGAAGCACTTAAGAAATTACTAGACGATAAGAATATGCGGCTCCAGATGGGGGTCAATGGGTATTTCAAGGCCCATAAAGAATATGGCATTGATGCTTGTCTTAACAAGCTAGAAGGAGTTTATCGCGATGTCGTCGGAATCTAATGTTAATTGGCTTATCTATTATCGCGATGAGGGCCCAAGTGGCCCTTGTGGCCAAGCTGTTTCTGTAACTCGGCCTTGGCGACGTTTGTATCGTTTTGAAGGAACACGTCGCGAGATGGCTGACAAAGTGGATGTTGCCATCGAAGAGACACGTCGTCACCGCAAGCGTCCATCGTTTGAGTTTTTTGTAGATGATCCCCAGGCGGCAGAAGAACATGGTTATCAACCTGTGATGGAGCTAAATAATGAGTAAGATCAAAGTTGTACACCATTCCAAAAGTGTAGGCTACAGCGGCACCGACCGCACGGCCCAACTCTTCTGTAAATACCTAGCCACCAGTGATAGGTTTGACCCTTACATCGTCTATCGTTTCGATAAGACCATGAATACTCGCCTAGATATTGCGAAAGAATGGTTGGGCGAGGATCGTGTCATTGGTTACGAGTGGGACCCAAGAGACTCGGGTCGTGTCGCTCCGTTCATTCCTGAGGTGTCTAATCTTAGCGAAGTGCTTGCCACTATTGATCCAGACATTGTTCACTTGCATCGAAGCGGCTATGCTGAATGGCCTGGTTTTCGCTATATGGCTCCGCGTGCCAAGTGGGTAGAGACCAACATTTTTGGGTATGCTGATCGCACTCCCGAGCAGCAGATCGATTTGAACATCTATATTTCTGATTACATTCGACAGCGTGCTCTTGAAGATGGCAACAATGATGGTCCTGTGTTGTACAACCCCATTGCACAACCACGTTATGATGTGTTGCCGGAAGTCAAGTCTGCTCTCAAGGTTACCTATTGTGCTGACCTTGGTATTCCTCGCTTGATCAATGGTAAGGTTCCTATCTTACTCGGCCGAGTAGGACGAGCAGATAACTTTGACCCCATTTCTCTGCGGGCATTTGCAGAAATTGAGAAGCTGCACCCGCACGCCTATTACCTTGTCGTTAATCCTTGTGATAGCTGGCGACGGGTAGCTACGGAATTGGGCATCAAGAACATCATTTTCTTAGATCCTATTATTGATGACGTAGAGTTGTCTCGTTTCTATATGTCATTGGATATCTATGCTCATGCTCGACATGATGGCGAATGTTGCCCGTGCAATATTCAGGAAGCCATGATGCACAAACTTCCAGTGGTCTCGCATGAGAGTGCCATTTACAATGGTCAAGCTGAGATCGTTGGTCCTGCTGGTTTTGTCGTTCCGATGGGAGATCATATTGCATATCGCGATGTGCTCGATCAGTTGATTTTGAATACTGAGTTTGCTAACGAAGATGAGACCGGCCTCGTAGGCATTCGCGATTACTTTGCTCTTGAGGCTCGTCGTCGTGCTATGAAGTATTGGGAAGCCGAGTGCATGACCGCTCAGCTTGCTCGGTACTATGATTGGGTGCTTGCACAATCATGATGATTGGTAGCGACAGATGGGGCGTTGAATGCTTTAGGTGGTGGTTCAAACTACATCTGGGGCGACTAGATATTCGTACTGGTTTTTGGGACGGTAGACCCGTAGAGCGTCACGTAAACCATCAAGGCTTTAGTTTTATTGTACAGATTTTAGCACCATGACAAACCTCATTTCATTCTCCCTATGGGGCAAGGACCCCAAGTATTACATTGGTGCTCTACGGAATGCAGAACTTGCCCCAGAGATTTATCCTGGCTGGCGATGCATTTTTCAGCTAGATGCTCTTGTGCCTCAGTTTGTATGGGATCAACTGAGTGAGTTTGAGCACGTCGATGTGGTGCGTCGTATTGATCCTCAGACGAACGGCTTGGCTAAAGGCGATTGGCGTGGTATGTTCTGGAGGTTTGAGTATGCTAACGCCCCAGGCGTAGAGTGTATGATCAGTCGTGACTGTGACTCTAGACTGACACGTCGCGAGGCTGATGCAGTTAATCAGTGGCTAGAAAGCGGTAAGGGTTTTCATATCATGCGTGATCATCCATGGCACGGTTCTCTTATGTTGGGGGGCATGTGGGGCTGCCGACGTGATGCCCTGCCAGAGTTTGATAAACTTATGGCCGATTGGAACCAAGAAGATCGTTGGCAAACAGATCAAGACTTCTTAAATATGGAAATCTATCCTCGCGTCGTTCATGACGCGACGATTCATGCTAGCTATTTCAACATGGAGCCACACGCTCAGCCCTTCCCTGTGCCCCGTAGGGGCACAGAGTTCGTTGGACAGATTTTTGATGAACACGACAACACGGTCGAAGAACACACAAAGGCACTTGCAGAGACACTATGAAGCCCACTGAAAAACAACTGGAAATTTGGATTAAGCAGGCGAAAATTGCCTACAAGACGCCTGCATATGACGGTTCTTTTGAGAGATATTGGAGCCTTACCGGCGTCTTGAGGATTGATGCACCAACACCCTATCCTACATTTTGGAACGATCAAAAAGCGGTCAAGCAAGCAGCGTGGGACGAAGAAGCAATCGCTGATGGAGAAGGTCGATGAACAAACGTAGACATGACATGAGTGAGATTCATCACCCCGACAAGGTAACTGCTCATGAGTTTACTCATGAGATTGAAACCTCTTTGAAGGGCTTTGTAAACAATATGAAAAGCTTAAGTATTGATGGCGAAGAGATGTACATAGAAGAGTGGTTTGAGATTTTTGCTCGTTGGACTGAGATTATGTCCGAAGGTTTTGACCCTTTTCTTCCGGAGAAATCATGAAAGCATTATCATTCGATGACATTTCTCTTGTGCCACGATACAACAATATCACGTCCCGTAGGGACGTGGATACTGGCGTACGATTTGGCGACCTTGACTTGAAGATCCCTATTTTTAGTTCGAATATGGATACTGTCACCGGTACAGATATGGCCCGCACAATGTATCAGCTTGGTGGGTTAGGATTTTTGCATCGCTTTTGTACTGTTCGTCAGAATGTTAAATTGTATCAACAAGCTACGCAAACGGTCCACGAAAAGATTTTGAGTGAATATCCTGATAAGTTTCAAACCTTTTCTAATTGCCTTCATGACCATGAGGCCGTTGTTTCTCTTGGTGTCAATGAGGGACTTGAGCGTTTTGCTGCCCTCTACGAAGTTGGTGCTCGCTACTTCTGCATCGATATTGCTCACGGACATTCACGGGCTGTTGGTGAGTTGATTACACAGATCAAAGAATTCAGCGACGACACGTTTATCGTCGCTGGGAACGTATGTCATGCTGCTGGTGCCGAATATCTTGCAGACAGAGGTGCCGATGCTGTCAAGGTAGGGATTGGTCCTGGTAGTGTTTGTAGTACCAGAGTGAAGACCGGCTTTGGTGTCCCTCAGTTTACAGCCATTCGCGACTGCCGTCGCGTAAATTGTTTCATTATTGCTGATGGCGGCATTCGTGAACCCGGTGACGCCGTTAAGGCTATCGTTGCTGGAGCCGATGCCGTTATGATGGGCGGAATGCTCGCGGGAACCGATGAAACACCAGGGGAATTGATCACTGAGACAACGATGGTGCCCGCAGATCAATATATTGGCGACCGATGCCCTCAAGTAATTGATGGTCGTCCGTATCTTTCTTCGGAACGTCATTTTAAGGCGTTCCGAGGTATGGCTTCCAAGGAAGCTCAAGATGAATACATGGGATCCATGCAAGACTGGAAAACGTCAGAGGGTGTCGAAATTCGTGTCCCCGCTAAAGGCCCTGTTGCGAACGTAGTGAGCGACCTTATGGGCGGTATTCGTAGCGGTATGACATATTGTGGAGCGAATACTCTCAGTCAGCTTTCCGTGCGTGCTGATTGGGTTGAAGTAACTGCTGCTGGTCGCCAAGAAGGTAGGCCACACGGAAAAGAAAGACTATCATGAAGAGAATGTTGTTTAGTTTGATTGTGGGTGCCATTTTGTTGACCGCCCTCGGTGCTCAGAGCATGACTGCTACACCGTTACCACAGGCCACGCCGGTTCCTATTGTGAATCTAAACTGTTGCAACAGGATTGCTCCTGCTGATATGGTTGTACTTGATTCTCTAGAGTTGTTTGGCTCTCATTTTGCGACCGTCACCACGACCGGAGAAGTTGTGTATACCGTTCCTGCAAACAAGTGGTTCGTTTTGACTGCCGTTAGTAAAAATACGCCAGATCAGTTGTCTGGTTCTACCAGATTTGAAATCAAGCGTAATGTTGGTGGCACTATTGATACTGTCATTAATCATGTTTCTTTTCAAACCGGAAACTCTTGGGGCGGCGGTGGCCCCGTAGGTATTTCGTTCCCACCGAACAGCGAAGTGATCATCGATCCTACCGCTGGTGGTAGCAACAACGTTAACTTCACAATGATTGGTTATCTCACTACTCCGTGATGAAGATTCTGGTTTCATATCGTGGTATCCCTCAGTCGCCCGGGTGGGCGACGGGGGATATGGTCGTCAAGGCTTTTCGTGCCCTAGGGCATGAGGCTTATCCGTACGCTAAATACTACCAAGAGAACCGCTGGGTCGAGGGACGACCCGCTTTGGATAGCCAAGATTGGGACCTCATTCTATTTATGGAATGCAACGATGGAGACCAGCAATATCCAGAACTCAGGATTACGAGAGCTAGAAAAACAGCATGTTGGTTGTTCGATACCAGCTATCAGTTTGACAGGTGGAGACGACTCGCCCGTTACTTTAGTTTTGACCACTATTTCCTAGCCAATCCGGTGACGATTGGTGAGTACAAGGTATGGGGATACGACAATGTACATTACCTCCCTTATGCTTGCGACCGTGAATTACATGGAAGGCCGCTGGAGCATCCCAAAACACACGACTTGGTGCTTGTTGGCAGTATCCGCGACGACCGCCGCGATCTTGCTCGCGAGCTTACTGGACATGGCCTAAAGTTAGAGCTTATCAGTGATGTTTTTCGCGAAGATTACATTGATGCCCTAGCATCAGGAAAGATTGTCATCAACCAAAATCCGGACATGGGTAGGGGACTCCTGAACATGCGTTTCTTTGAAGCTCAGGCAGCGGGCACCATTGTTTTTACAGAAATGGCCGACCTAGAGGTCAATATGACGGCAGGACTCATGCACATGTGCAACTTTGTGCCCTATCGTACCGTCGAAGACATTGTGACCGGCCATGCATCTGCCCAAGGGTCGAACATTCAACGAGGGCAAGAACTCGTTTTCGAACACCACACCTATCAGAATCGCTGCGAAGATATTCTCAACACGGTATTTCCTTATGAAAGAGACTGACGACATTTCCGTACTAGTTTGCGTCCATAGTCAGGATGCACAACACGACAATCTTTTACGTGAAGCATTAGATTCTCTCGTCACACAGACATATGATGATTTCGAGACAATCGTGGTGCTAGATGAATGCTGGGAGTTCACCCGTAGCCTTGTAGATAAGTATCGCCAAGTGCTTGATCTAAAGGTCTTTGAACGTCCTCAAAAGCAGGGACTAGCGGCGGCCAAGAACTTTGGCATTGGCAAGTGTACTGGTCAATGGATTGCTTACCTTGATGCTGATGATCGTTACATGGATTCTAAGCTTGAAGTACAGCGTCAATGGATGTTAGATAATCCAGACATTGATTTTTGTGGTACGAATGCCTGGGATGTAATGGAAAATGGATCAATTGTGGTGAACTGCTTTTCCGTGGCAGACTATGTTTTACACGAGGAAATCGTTGCTGCTTTGCCGCAAGAGAATGTTCTCTGCCACGGAAGTATGATGATTCGTAGGCTGGCCCTCGTTTCTTTGAATGGCTATGACCCAAAGTCCCTTGTGCTTGGGCGAGAAGATTGGGACCTATGGCAACGTGCAGCGAACGCTGGCTTTAGATTCATGAAGGTACCCGAGAGACTGTATTTGTATTCGTTAGGAACAGGGGTGGCAAGATGAGAGTTCTATACGTAGGTTTACTATACAACTACGGCAAGTCTGACGAGGGCTTTTCGTATGAGCATTTCAACCTTGAGGCAGGCTTTAAGGACTGTGTGGAGCGTGGCCTATTTCAAGCAGATTTTCTATATCCTGATAACTGTGAGGATATAAATGCTTCTGCGATGGAGTTGGTTCTAGAAGGAAATTACGACGCCATCTTCCACGTCGCATTCAATGAAAGCCTAGACTTTCCTGCGGCGGCAGCCAAGATGGCCATGCGACGTGATATTCCTGTCATTCAATGGGACTGTGATTCGTCCTGGCGTTTTCAGCAATGGATTGCCCCCCGTAAAGATCGCGTGACTCACTTTGTTACTACGCATTCCAAGACGATGCCGTGGTATCAGAGTGGTGGAATGAACGTGATTCGTTCTCAGTGGGCAGGTTCTCCCTACTATCATCCACGCGATCACGAGAAGATCTATGACGTGACGTTTGTGGGGCAAAAACATGGACGCAGACCGGACGGTCGCTTCCTGCGTGCCGAGGCTATTGATGCCATCATGGATGCGGGTATTCAGATCGATCTCTTTGGTAACTATTGGGATGGCTATGACAACTGGCATGGCTATCTGACTAATTTTCACGACATGATTGATGTGTTTGACCAAAGCCGTATCTGTCTCAACCTATCAAACCCGTGGCACTTCGGCACCATGCCACAAATCAAGGGTCGTCACTTTGAAATTCCACAGGTCGGCAACATGCAAATTTGTACACCGGCAGACGATCTTGATAGTTACTTTGTAGACGGCAAGGAACTTGTGGTGGCCCGTAATGACGGCGACCTGATCGATAAACTACGCTATTATCTTGAGAACACAGAAGAACGTGAAGCTATCGCTCAGGCGGGCAGAGCCCGTATGCTCAAGGAGCATCAGTGGCATCATCGTCTTGAGGACATTTTTAAGGAAGTGGGTGTTCTATGACCAAGGGATACAATAAGTACAAGCGTACTAGCGACAATCATGATTTCATGACACAAGAGCATATCTCTGGATTCTTGCGGAACCATAGGACGGGCACAGATAACCTAGGGCGGCACGCCCTAGCGAAAATTATTGCTCAACATGATACTCCTACTGTTATCGATGCCGCATGTGGTACGTGTGTCAATTGGGAAGTCTTTAAGCAATACGGATTTCAGTGTAACTACATTGGAGTAGATAGAACGAAAGGCATGCTCACGGAGGCCGCTCGTCGGTATCCTGAAATTGAGTTAGTCCAGGGGTACGTACAAAGTCTACCGTTCAAAGATGGGGCGGCCGACGTGGTGTTGATGCGTCACATCTTAGAACATCTCGAAGAGGGCTATGAACTAGCCATTCAAGAGGGCCTCCGTGTGGCTTCAAAAGAGCTTGTGATTGTGTTCTTTCTTGATCCGTCGTATCAAGAGGAGGACAGCATGGAAGAGTCTGATCCAGACGAGAACGAATGTACATATCATTGGAATACGTATAGTTGGCTCAAGTTCACGCGATTTGTGGCTAGCCTTGGTGTTCGAATGAAGTTCGACCGCGTTGTTACCCCCGGAGCAGCACACGCCGACACGATTGTAAGACTCATCAAATGATTCCCGATATCACATACTTTATCCTAGACTACAATCCGCGTTGCGACGAGAAGGCATCGGAGTATCTGAGTGCGTGTATGGATTCGTTGTTTATTGGTCGGAATCTTTCCATTTCGAGCGAAGTCTATGTGATTGATCAGGGTAACGGTATCTCTGACTACAGGAACAACCTTGCTAATGAAGCTGCTGGGTACGGCTTCAACTTCATTAGTTTAGATTCCAACGTTGGTATCGCTGGAGGCATCAATTTTGCGGCCCGCCTGAGCCGTAGCCCTCATCTTTGTATGGTCACCTCTGATACGACATTCACGCCTGACCTTGATACGGTCCTCCTGGGCGAGCTAGAGGCTCACTCAGATATCCATCAGATCACTCCTGCTGTGGACAGGGGCGACGTACCCTATCAGGTCCAAGGGTACACCGAGGACACTGAGCCGATCAGATGTATCTCGCAGGAGCTAACGATTCAGTGTTGGAAACGTCAGGTCTTTGACAAGATTGGCTATTGGGATGAACGTTGGATCGCCTGTTACGAATCCCTTGACTATCCTCTACGTCTATTTCTAGCTGGGCTGTCAGCCGCCATTACCCATAAGGCCGTGTGTCATCACGAACACAACACGACTCTTCATAACGGCTCTCTGGCTGACGCCTACGGTGGCAACTTTGATCATGGTCCGTTGCGACAACTATGGAATCAGAAGTGGCCCGGCCTCGACTGGAATATGATGTATGACCTGAATCAATACAATAAGGTCACCCGTTCGTTTCTGGCTAAACGCTATTTTCAGAACATCAAACTAAATTACTCTTGACACATCTAGTGAAACTCGTATAATTGAATTGGAAGAGTTACAACATGTCTAAAGTTTGTTTCATCATTGCTCACAAGTATTACAGGGGCTACGAGTCCTATCTTAGATACTACATCGATAACATCCATAAGCTCTATCCAGGGGCACTCACGATTGTCGTAGATAACAACTCGCAGTATGTTGAAGATGTATTCGGCCCTTTGCGGGGCCGTGATAATGTGGTACTTCTGAGCAATGACATTGAAGCCAAGTTCGAGCTTGGTGCGTATCAGGTTGGCATGAGGCACATCCTCGACAACGATCTACTAGATGAGTATACTCATTACGTCTGCACCCAAGATACGTTTGTGCTCAAGAATCATTACGACTTCAGTCAGGGCTCTTTAGCATACCCCATTAACTCTATGTATGCAGACGGGGCATGTAAGGATGTTTGTGATAAAGTGCTGGGCACTCTAGGCATGAACGATAATTGGGATAAGGTTAACTTCTGCTGGTGCAGTAGCTTTGTCGTCTCCTCCCAAAGAGTCGAGAAGATGTATGGCTGGCTTCAACAGATCGTTCAGACGACCCGCTGGGAAAGTGAAGGTGCAGAACGCTATCTCGCTCGACTTCTTTGGGAGTTGAATGATAGACAACCCTGCGGCGACATTGATGGTACCGCTGCCGACCTACATGTTCGTCACTATGACACATGGCAAGTAAATATCTATGATGATGCCACCTCACACTTTGTCAAGAAGGTTCAGCAGAAGAACGAGCACACCCAAGACAAGAGTGTCCCCCAGCAGATTGTCCATGTACCTTCCCCTATCAATAAAGCAAACCACGACCGTAAGTAATGACGTGTTTTGCAGTATGTGGGGACTCGGGAACGGGCAAGACTACGATGGCAATGACGCTGGCTCGTCATTTGTCAGATGCGGTAGTGCTAGAGTGTGACAGATATCATAAATGGGAACGAAACGACCCTCATTGGCAAGCCTATACTCACTTGCACCCAGATGCAAACGAGCTTAGTCTTATGAACGTAGACGTATGTACGTTGAATAGCCAAAAGAGCGTCTTTCGTAGGGGTTATGATCATGCAACGGGTAGGTTTACGCCAGCACAGGAGATTAAGCCAGCGAAAAATACAGTGACATGTGGATTGCACACCCTCATGTGTGCCCATGATGTTGGCGTTTTCATGGACACAGACGACATTCTCAAGACCCAATGGAAAATTGCCAGAGATATTGGTAAAAGGGGTTACACACTACAGCAAGTAAGAGACCAAATTAGTGGCCGCCAAGAAGACTATCGGAGATTCTTGCGGCCCCTTATGTTACGTGCAGATGTCGTGGTAAACTTCTGTACTGAAACCGACAGCTACATTGATTCCATTAAAGGCATTGGAAGATTCCTAAAGGTCTTTGTTAGAAAGACATACCAAGTCAGTGACATGTTGCGTGAGTTTGATGATCGGGGTGTCGATTACTCCTTCTTGGAAAATGGTGATAGGGAGGGGTTTTGGCAAGTAGATATCAAGCACGTAGGCGAGAGCGGCTACTATTATGATCACATTGTTTTATGTATCTTGGATGTTGCGAGGCAGAAATGCAGTACAGTGAACTCATAAAGCTGGGTCATTGTCTGTCGCCCTTTGTGGTGGGGACCGAAGGTAACGTTTCTCAAAGAACCGCCGAGGGCTTTGTTGTTACGGCCAGTGGGTCTTCGTTCACGTATCTTAGTGATGACGACATTGTGCGTTGCAATATCGACGGCGATCCCGCGACGGGAGAACATAATAAGCCAAGCATGGAAGCCAGTTTTCACGCCTGGATCTATCAGAATTCAGACTATAAGTTTGTAGCTCATACACACCCCACGAACACATTGAAGATCTTATGTACAGATTGGTGTCATTCGTTTGCCAGAGAGAAGCTCTTTCCAGATCAGGTTGTGTTCAATAGTGATGCGTGCGTGGTGCCCTACGCTTGCCCCGGCGAGAGCCTTGCTTATATCATTGACGAAACAATTAAAGAATATGGCTCGTTTCCTCGTCTGTTGCTGTTACGGAATCATGGTATCATCTGCTGTGCAAACTCAGCTAAGGAAGCATTGATCATGACAGAAATCTGCGAGAAGGCGGCAGAGGTTTTCATTGGTGCCAAAAGTATAGGATGTCCCTTGCCCTTGAGCTATGTGCAGACACAGACAATTATGGGGCATCCAGACGAAGTATATAGGAGACAGGTTTGATGGATGTTTTCGTAGACATTGACGAGACGATCTGCTTTTATGAAGAGGAGATTGCTCTTGATGGCAAAAAGAACTACGCCAAAGCGAAGCCAGATTATGCGAACATCGCTAAGATCAATGCTATGTTTGATGCTGGGCACATCATTACCTATTGGACTGCCAGAGGTAGCAGAAGCGGCATCAACTGGAGTGAGTTTACACATCAGCAACTTCAATCATGGGGAGCCAGATATAATCACCTACGTTGCGACAAGCCCTATTTCGATATGTTTGTAGAAGATAGGTCAGTGAGAATCGAGGAGCTATAATGAGTTACGATAATACACACCTATCACACAGAGACGCCATTCTCAAAGAGTACGGCGATTTCTTACAGGGGAAGGCGTTCTTTGAGTTTGGAGTATTTCACGGTACGTCTATGGCCATGTGGCATGGACTATATCAAGCCAATAGTCTACCAACCAACTTCTATGGCTTTGATTCTTTCCAGGGACTACCGCCCGAGAACGAAGACGAGAACAGTTTTTGGGACGTAGGAGATTTTAGTACACGGGGAGAGGTGTCATCTTTCTTCAAGAACAACGGCATCACCATTGTCCCTGGTTTCTTCGAAGACTCCCTGACTGACGAGCTAGCAGAGTCCTTAGAGGGCACCGAGATTGGCCTTGTACATATTGATTGCGACACTTACTCGTCAACCGTCACAGTTTGGGAATGGCTTTTGAAGCATGGTTTGCTGGCGAAGGGTGCTATCGTAGTATATGACGATTGGGGAGCGTACCTAGAGGCGGGGTGTGACGAGTATGATGTTGGCGAAGCGAAAGCACATAAGTTCATCGAGAAGACACACGGAATCAATTTCACTGACCTGGGCGGGTACGTTGTGGATCCTGCGTTCTATGTAATCAAGGTATTTAGGTATGAAGATCATTTCACACAGAGGTAATATCAATGGCCCCTTGCCCGACCAAGAGAACGAGCCGTCGTACATCGATGAGGCCATTGCTTTGGGTTTTGATGTAGAAGTTGATGTCAGGGTGATAGATGGCAAGATTTACCTTGGTCATGATGATCCTGACCATGAAGTAGATTTAGATTGGTTACTTCACAGAAGGGAGAGTCTTTGGGTACATTGTAAGAATTTAGAGGCGGCATATTGCCTTGATATTAATTTGCGATGCTTTTGTAGTATAAGTGATCCTTTTTGTTTCATGTCACGGGGTTATTTGTGGCTGAATGACGTAGAAGTTGAACCGAAGAATAATTGTATTGTGCCATTACTGAATGCTGACGACATCAAACGATACAAATTTATGGGTAAACCCTGTGGTGTGTGTACCGATTACCCAATGGAGATCCAATAATGGTTCAATTGATTGTACCGATGGCTGGCAATAGTGCATTTTTCACGGACGCTGGCCCTAGATGGCTAATTGACATCGATGGCAAACCCATGATCCAACATGTCGTTGATCAATTTCCTGGGGTGACGGACGTACTGTTTATTTGCAATAGAGAAGAGTTGCAAAATCCAGACGTGATGAATGTATTAGAGTCGTTAGGTGGCAAAGTGGTTGGAGTATCCCCAAACACTCGTGGCCCCGTGGACACCATTCTACAAGCAAAAGAATACATTTCAGACGAAGAAGAGATTGTCGTAAGCTACTGTGATCATGGAATGGTTTGGAACTTTCGCTCCTTCTTAGAAGAGGTAAGGCGTGGAGACTTTGATGGTGCTATGACTTGCTACAATGATTTCCAGCCACATATGTTAGGGACAACTGGGCTGTACACTTTTTGTCTAGAGCATAATCGCAGACTGCTGGAGGTACAAGACAAGGAGCCTTTTACGGAACAGAGAAGTTCTCAGTTTGTTTCAAGCGACGTTTTCTACTTCCGAAGTGGTAGCATGCTCAAAAGGTACTTTGAGAGAGCCATTCACCATCCAGACTTGAGTCATGGCGGGAACTACTTTATTGCTTTGGTATACAATCTATTGGTAGCAGACCGCTTGGACGTTCATATCCATAAGATTAACAAGATGTTGCTGTGGGCCACACCGGAGGATCTAGCGGTTTACAAACAGTGGTCAAGATATTTCGCCCAGAGGCAAAAGACAGATAGGGCACCAGAACAAGACTTCACCCTGGTCCTTCCTATGTCCGGTAAGGGTACAAGGTTTGCCAAAGAGGGGTACGAGTTGCCGAAACCACTACTTCCTATTGACGGTAAGCCGATGGTTGTTCAGGTTGCGGGGTGTTTGCCAAGACACACAGACGACATCTTTGTTTGTTTAAAGGAACATTCTATTGATGCTACGCTTCGAGATCATTTTCCTAACTCTACGGTGCGGGTTATAGATGATGTTACAGAGGGCTATGCTGCCTCGTGTGCATTAGGTATTGATCTCATTGATGAGGATAGCCCCATCATGATTTCCCCCTGTGACAATGGCGTTTCGTACGATGAGCAAGCGTTTCTGGATATGGTTGCCGACGAAGATAACGACGTGATCGTTTGGTCTTTTAGAAACAGTCAGGCGAGCAAGATCAATCCAGCGATGTATACTTGGATGGATGTTGATGAGGATAATTTTTTGTGTGATATGCTTTATAAGCAAGTGCCCAATGGAGACCCTCTAAAGATTCATGTCAGTGTTGGTATCATGTATTTCAGGAAGGCCAAGTACCTACTGGAAGGTCTCAGAAAGAACCGTGAACAAAACCGAAGGCCAATTGGCGAGCTTTGCATAGACAGTGTTGCACACCAGCTTGCAGACAGTGGTTATAATGTTAAGGTGTTTGAAGTAGACCATTATGCTTGCTGGGGAACGCCCAACGACTATCGTACATACAACTATTGGAGTGACTACTTTGCTCAAAATCGTAGAGATTAACGACTCTCGGATCTGTCACGAGACGCCAAGTGTTTGGACTAGTGAGTATCATAACTACTGTGTACGCTTATTGACCCAGGCGTTAGAGCGTGTGCAGAGTCCAGTCAATGTTATATTTGGCCCTGTGGATCCAATCTTTGCCAGAAGTATTTTCAAGAACGACAACAGAATTATTCGTGGAGACATTCAGTCAGAACATACTCTAGTAAAGATGGGTGGTAGGTCAGTTGATGAAGTTGTATGGGGTGACACCGATCTTCTTTTTGAAGAGGGGAAGTATCTCATCCGGGTTCCTGACTATGATTACTACGCCGGTCTTGATTTTACTATCGAGTACAGCATGCCGAACATCGTTAACATGGGAACCAACAGTAGATTTGATGACTATCTAAAGAAAGCTACCTATATTGCTCCAGTGATTTATGATGCTCCAGACTTTTCACCCTACTCCATGACACCTAAAGTTGCTACTGTTACGATGGGCAACACCAGTGAAAGACGTTCTGAATTTCAAACACTAGCAAGTGAAGGGGGCCTAGACATTAAGAATATCACCGGCCTCATTGATCAAGAGCAATTGAGACGCATATATGGTAGTATTCGTACTATGGTTAATGTACATCAGACAGATCATCATCACACCCTTGAGGAGTTGAGAATTCTGCCTGCTCTTGTAAATGGCGTGATCATTGTGTCTGAGTACGTACCGCTGAGACACACGGTTCCTTACGCTGACTCTATCTTATGGTCTACTTATGGTGGCCTAGCTGATACAGTAAAGAGCGTGCAAGAGCACTATGACGAATACTACGAGAAGATCTTTACTGGCAAGCTGAAAGATACAATTCGACAACTTCACGAGGACAATCTTATGAACATGACAAAGGTGATATCGGTGGAGTTGTATAAGTAGTGGGAAAATCATTAGATCTAGATGGTAAGCGTTTTGGTATGTTGATTGCTACGAATGACCTTAAAGTATTCCCTGGTAAAACCAGAGGTGTCACAATGCGTCTATGTCACTGTGATTGTGGACAAGACACTTGGGTTGTCACGACTAAATTACAGAATGGCCACACTAAGAGCTGTGGATGTAATCAACGTAAGGGGCGTTCATTAGCACCTGGGCGTTCTGCTCACAACCAAATCTTAGACGGATATAAACGTGGAGCACGTTATCGTAATCTTGTGTGGCAACTGACAGATGATGAGTTTGATTCATTGACGGCAGGGAACTGTTTTTACTGCGGCCAATCGCCCTCAAAAGAAAAGGTTACAAGAGGACAAAACGGGTCCTTTATTTATAATGGCATTGATCGTAAGGATAATACCCAAGGTTATATTATGGATAACGTAGTGACATGTTGCCACGTATGCAATAGAGCAAAGCGTGCTATGCTATTTGATGATTTTGTAACATGGCTTAATCAGCTTTCTGAATATAGGAGTACGTTGTGCGTGTCTTAGTGACTGGTAGTTCGGGTTTTGTAGGCCAACACGTTCGTCGCGAATTAGAAAAACGTGATCATGAATTATTGACTCCTTCGAGTCAGGAATTAAACCTATTGACTGGCCATAAAGATGTTTGTTTTAATACTCAAGATCTTATTAAATTGGATCTTATAAACCATAAGGTAGACGCCATCGTACATCTCGCTGCAACCTGTGGTGGCATCGGTATCAATGCAGACAACCCCGGTCGTTTTATCTACGAGAACCTTCAGATGGGCATTAACATCTTGGAAGCCGCCAGGTTAGCTGGCGTTTCCAAGGTGGTAAATCTTGGTAGTGTCTGTGCATATCCAAAGTTCACACAAGTCCCCTTTAAAGAAGAGGACTTGTGGAATGGATACCCCGAGGAGACTAATGCTCCTTATGGTATTGCCAAGAAGACGATCATTGAACTTGGCATCGCGTATGCTCGCCAATATGGTATGAATGTCACCAATCTACTCCCGGCCAATATGGCCGGGGAGTGGGACAACTTTGATCAGTATTCCTCGCACGTCATTCCGGCCCTTGTTGCAAAATTTGAGGATCCACATTATCGAGGGTTTGTAACAAAAGACGGTCAGGAGTACAGAGGGATTATGATCGATTCTAATGAAATACCTGTACATCCATTTGTTACTTTATGGGGCACCGGCTCCGCGTCCCGGGAGTTTCTTTATGCTGGTGATTGTGCCAGAGCCATCGCTATTGCTCTAGAGAAAGATACGGGGCCCCAGCCTATCAACCTTGGTACCGGTCAAGAAATTACAATCCGAGAACTTGCTAATCTAGTCAAGCGTGTAGGCGAATACGACGCCGAGATCACTTGGGACAATACTAAACCTGACGGTCAACCCCGTCGTGCTCTCGATGTAAGTCGAGCAAAGAGCGTGTTGCGGTGGGAGGCTACCACGTCGCTTGAAGAAACAGTCAAAAGGACTATCAGATGGTATCGAGAACAGCAGTAATCACGGGTATCACTGGCCAGGATGGTTTTTACCTGACCAGTTACCTACTTGAACAGGGCTACCGTGTCGTAGGGATCGTACGTCGTACCTCCCTCCCAACCAATACACGGCTGCGGACTCTACGTGGTAGCCCTAACCTTCACTTGGTACATGGTGATCTCACCGACGTTTCAAGCATTCAAAAGGCCGTCAGGGAGTTTCAACCTGATGAATTCTACAACCTAGGGGCCCAAAGTCATGTGGCAATGTCATGGGAATATCCTTTGGCGACCGCTGACATTACTGGTATTGGCGTACTGAATTGTCTAGAGGCCATTCGTCAAGAGAAACCCGATTGTCGCTTCTATCAAGCTGGTAGTAGTGAGCAATTTGGTAACTCGATTGGTAAACCAATCGAAGGGGAGATGCAACGTTATCTCAATGAAGATTCACCCATGGAACCCGAGTCTCCATACGCTGCGGCCAAGTGTTTTGGTTATGACATGACTCGTGTCTATAGACGTTCCTTCGATATGTTTGCTACTTGTGGTATTCTTTTCAATCACGAATCTCCTCTGCGTGGCGAAGAGTTCGTCACTCGTAAGATCACGAGCAACCTTGCCCGTGTGAAGTGGGGTCTGCAAGAATATGTAGAGCTTGGCAACATGGCAGCCTATCGTGATTGGGGTTTTGCTGGAGATTATGTGCGTGCTATGCATATGATGTTGCAGCAAGATCAACCAGATGATTTTGTTATCGCGACTGGCGAGACGCACTCTGTCCAAGAGTTTTTCGTCAAGTGTTGTGATTGGTATGACTTGGATCCCATCAAATCATATAAGAAAAATCCCAAGTATTATCGTCCAAAGGATGTTGATGTTCTATTGGGCGACAGCCATAAAGCACAGCTACAGTTGACGTGGAAACCACGGTGTAGTTTTGATGAACTAGTTGATAAGATGTGTAGATATGATTATCACCTACAATCCCCCGACCCCTCAATGTCACGTAAATCCGATGAGTTCCTTTTTTAAGGGAGAAACAGAATGAGTAATGATCGTGGAGGCCGTGCGTGGCGAGCGGCAAAAGATAAGCAAACATCAAGGGTACGTCCTACTCTTGATCGCCCACAACGTATTGAATTTCTAGAACTTGTAGCACAAATGTCAAGTCGTATTACCTTTGAGCGTAAGCTTGGACTCAATGCTGCTGATGTCGAATTCTATAAGCGTGAATTTGATGTGGAAAGTCCAGACGAAGCTCGGCGTCTCGCTCGTAGTCTGCGTACCGCAGGCGATGACGAACGTGAGGCACGTATGCTGGAAGAGACACAGAAAGCACGAGACGCCGAGGAGATTGCTCAGGCACGCCTTGAGGCCCTCGAAGCCAAGAAGGTGGCTGATGCCGCTTCGAAACCAGCACGTAAAGTGGACGTGAATAAGGTTCGTCAGGAAGACGCTGAACGTCAACGTCGTTTTGCAGAACAGCAAGCAGGCGTAGAGAAGCCTGACAGAACATGGGAACTTCCTATGGAAGAAGGTCAGGGCTCACGAGCCGAACAAATTGATCGGTTCCGTCGTGACCTTGTTTATCATGGTCTAAGTTTTGTGCGTAGAAAGCATGGTGCTACGGCCCAGCAGGCTCGCTACGAGGCGGCACGTCTTGGTATCAAGGTAAACTGGGATATCATTCGTAAGTAATGAAATTGACGAAGGAACGTTTGGAAAAGCTATACGCCACTAGGTCGTTAGCTGAGTTAGCCGACCATCTCAGTATGGCTCGGTCTACGTTATATTATCACATGAAAAAGCTGGGAGTAGAACGTCGTTCTAAGAGTGAAGCTCAAAAGCAACATCTCGCCTCTGCTCCCCATCAAAGGATGGGTAAGCAGCACTCACAAGAAACAAAATCGAGGATTTCTGAGGGTACACGACAATTCTGGGATTCTGACGAAGGCGAGAAACAGAAGGAACGTTTGGGGGAGCTACGGCGTCAAGAATGGGATCAACGCTCCGCAAAGCAACGGTCGCGTGTGCTCAGCCGACTACAATCGGCAGATCGCCCAGCCCCCGGCGAGCTTTCCAGATTTGGTGAAAAGCTCACCGCGTTCCTGGGCGAACGAGAGGATGTATCTACCGGAATCAGGCTAACACCTGGGCACGTATCTGATATCATTCTAACGTCACAAAGGGTCGTTCTCGAACTCTTGCTGCCAGTGTCCGTCTATGGTGAACAACAAGAACAAAAGCTGGCAGCAAGGTATGACCGACTCTGTGAGCAACTCAATGATGCTGGTTACCGCGTAATGATCGTAGAGGATCGTTCTAATTCTATCTCGTTGGCAAGGTGCCAACGCATCTATGATGAACTCCTTGTTTTCTTTGAAAACAAGAAACTACAAAGGACAACTGTGATCTCATGAAAGATCTATTCGAAACCAATTGGGAAGAGTTGCTTGAAGAAGGCGACCGTGCTACCCGCAATGAAGGCAGCGACACTATTGAAGTAGTTCTGCTCGCTGGTCTACAACGTCTAGCTCGTCAGGCTGGTATTGCAGAACAATCTTGTGTTATTCAGACGCCTGCACCAACGATGGTACAGGCCATTTTCACAAGCACATTTCGCGTTTGGGATGCAGCGTTATCAGAATATCTTGATGTATCTTTCGTTGGTGCAGCCGACTGTACCTCCAAGAACACGCAGGGCAAGTTTGCACACTATCCAACCGCCGTCGCAGAATCACGAGCGGAAGCTCGTTCGCTTCGTAAGGCACTTGGGATTCGTATGTTGTCTTCGGAAGAAATTGGCTTCCGCGAAGGAGCGTCTTCGCTTGAAGCTTCACCGACCGGTAAGGCAGCAAGCTCCCTTGTCGCGGCCATCGTTAGCCTGTGTGAAAGTCGTGGAGTTGAACAAGTACAGGTACTTGAAGAAGTGCTTGATGATGATAGGGCTGCGACAATTTTTGAGCTATCAGAATTAACCACTAAAGAAGCCCAGGCAGCTATGTCGTGGCTCAACGGACAAAAGCCCGCCACTAAATCAAAGCGTGCGTCTCGTAAAGCGGAATTGGAAGCCAAACAATGAAACAAAAAATAGAGTTTGTGGAACGTCGTTTCACTTATCATTCCCCCAAGGAAGGGCAACCAGAACGTTATGTTGCTCTTAGAGACAAAGCAAAAGAATTAGCCTACTTGATTGTTGAATCCACGCCTCACTCAGAGGAGCAAGTAAGGGCACTAGATAAGCTAGACGAAGTGGTGATGCTAGCTAATGCAGCAATTGCAAGGAATGAATAATGGCAAATGTAACTGTAAGATGTGGTAATGTAACCGTCGAAGCTGAGGGTCAGAAGGAACTATTTGAACTCCTGGCAACGTATCAAGAGGTCTTTGGTGTCAGTGAGTGTGGTGGATGTAGTGGTACCAACCTACGCTACACCGTACGTAAGCAAGCTGACGGCAAAGGAAAAGAGCACACGTACTATGAACTACGTTGCCAGGATTGTTATGCCAAACTACCGTTTGGACAACACGACAACGGCAAGACGTTGTTTCCCCGTAAAACCTGGGTCCGTTGGGATCGCGAACGTAACGAAGAGGTAGAGCTATGAGTCTATCATTTGGTGATTATCAAGAACGTACTGCGATCACAGCTATTTATGGCGAGAAGATTGCAGAGATTCTAGCGGCCTTGGACCTGACTCCAGATCAAGCCGCCCCTATTCTGACGTTACTGAATATTGCCTATGTCAGTAATGGTCTAGGAGAAGTTGGCGAGGTACAGGGTAAGGTCAAGAAGGTCATTCGTGATAGCGGTGGCGTGATTGATGATGAGCGTCGTCAGCAACTTGCTGGCGAACTTGGTGACGTGCTGTGGTACCTAAGTCAAATGGCCACAGAGCTTGGTCTTTCGTTAGAAGAAGTTGCGACATCAAATCTCGATAAGCTGGCCGGTCGCAAAGACCGGGGCACGCTACAAGGGAGTGGCGACAATAGATGAAGCGTCTCAATAGTAGACCCGCCGACAAACGATCTTTTGCCTGTCCTCAATGTGACAGATTAACATTGTTGCGTCCCCTAGACTATACTCCAAAGCTTGAAAAACAAGAATACAAGACGCGGGACGGATCGACTGTCGAATTGTTCACGGACGTTTGTGATAAATGTCAGGCCCGCAATTGGCGTAAGCATTTTGAGCCCTCTAAGAGTGATCTGCGACGTGTCTTAAGGTCCATCCATGGAGACGCCGAACTAAGCGAAGAAGAGTCGCTCGAAGACCTACTGTAATATATGGCTAATCATCAGAACTATTGGTTCGGTACATGCCCGACGCGGCACACGGTCTCGTCGGGCCTTGTTCGTAATGCGGACGTGCTGATTATCGGCGGCGGGATCGCGGGCATGAGTATGCTATACAGTTTGCTCAACGCGGGCGTCACCAATGTATACCTAGTAGAAGAGTCCACTGTGGCGGCCCACGCATCGGGACGTAGTAGTGGTCAACTCATGCTTAGGGGTTTCAAGCTATTTCATGAATATGGTGAAGAAGTAGGGTCTGAGTATTTGCGTTTTATCGCGGACAACAATAGGCGATTCTTACGTGGTCTACGTGCCGTTGATTTTGATGCTGACCTACGTGATACTGGTGGTTTGCGATTGGCCAGTAGTAAAGAAGAGCTAGAAAAACTTAATCTTGAGTCTGAATTTATTCTTAAGCACTATAACCTTGAGTGCCCCATGCTAACGGCCAGTGAAGCACGGGGGATTGTGCCGCAGTCTAATTTTTTGGGTGGCATGTTTGTGCCCACTGAGGCTATCTTTAATCCTTACAAGGCAGTCAATGGTTTACGTGAGCTAATCGAAAAGAAAGGCTCTAGGGTTTTAACAAATTGTCAAGTGACTGGCGTTACTCGTGATGCTAATGGGTTAGCTGTTTCAATTCGTCACAGAGGTAGCATTCGGGCCAAGAACGTAGTGTATTGTACCAACGGCTATTCCTCAGAACTACTGCCCGAATTAAACGATGTAATGACACCGTTTCGAGGGCAGATGATTGCCACTGACTATCTTGATAGCTCCGTGGTGCAGCTTCTACCAGCGATGAGCATGACGTGTAATGATTGCCATGAATACTTCCGTGTCCACAATGGCCGACTTTTGGTTGGCGGCATGAGGCACGAGGTACGAGGACAGCAGATGGGGTTAATCAATGATGGCGAGATTAGTCCTTCTGTTTTTGATAAGCTGCGTGGTTTTGTAGCCAAGTCGTTGCCTGTTGTCAAGGACGCCAAGTTTACTCATACGTGGTCAGGTATTATGGCCGCCACACCGGACTCTCTTCCTTTAATTGGTGCATTGCCGGGCCGCCCTAATGAATTCATTTTGGGAGGCTTCAATGGCTACGGTTACTGTCATGCCCTCTATGGTAGCATAATCGTGAAAGACCTCATTCGTAGTGGAAGTTCGATCCATCCCGGTACACAATTGTTTGATCCTGGGAGGTTTCATGTCCGGTAGTTTTTGTACACGCTGTAATGCGTATGTGACAGAAGAACATTGGTATTGGATGAATGATTCACGCTATACGGCCGGTGGCAAATGGCGTTGTAGACAGGCTAAACGTGATGCCAATAAGCGATATAGTGATCGTATCAAAAGTGACCCCGATAAACTTGAGCGTCGGCGTCAGTATCATAGAGACTATCATCAACGTCATCCAGAGATGGCACGTTACAAATCTATGGTTTCTGGTGATAGCAAAAAAGGTAGAATGTGTGATATTAGCATAGAGTCTTACCGAGACATGATTGCTAAACCATGTTACTACTGTAGCGTGACTGAGTGTGGCGGTCTTGATCGTATCAATAATGAACGCGGTCACGTTTGGGATAATGTAGTGCCGTGTTGTGAGAAGTGTAATAATATCTTAGGCGACCTCCCTATTGAAGCCAAAGAAAAATTGAAAGCTGGATTACATGAAATTCAGCAAGAGAATTTGTTGGTGGATTGGGTTATCCCAACCAAGAGGAGTCGTCAGAATGTTTGATATTGCCAAGTTGTGTTTCAAGTTGCCCGAGTCCTTCTTAAAGACTTACAGAAATAAGCAGCCTGATTTTGGCCCGATTGGCCTATTCACTTTCAAGAGAACATATGCTCGCCAGATCGAAGGTGAAGATCGTACAGAAGAGTATTGGGAAACCTGTCGTCGCGTAGTAGAGGGCACTTTCTCGATTCAAAAGAATCATTGTACACGCAATCACTTGCCCTGGGACGAACGCAAGGCTCAACGTACTGCGAAACGTATGTTTGAACTTATGTGGACTTTTAAGTTTCTGCCCCCGGGGCGTGGACTATGGGCAATGGGTACCGACTATGTAGCTCAACGCGGTGGTGCTGCGTTGAATAATTGTGCTTTTGTTAGCACGAAAGATCTTGGTCAAGACGCCGTTAAACCATTCTTATTCATTATGGACATGAGCATGGTTGGAGTTGGGGTTGGATTTGACACCGAGGGCTCTGCCATGGCTGAGATTGTTGCCCCCGAAGGCAATGTAGAGTTTGTGGTAGAAGACAGTCGCGAAGGGTGGGTAGACGCCCTTCGTGTTTTATTAGAAGCATACACCCAGGGTGGACCCCGGCCAAACTTCGACGTTTCACTTGTTCGTAAGGCAGGTTTGCTAATCAAAGGATTCGGAGGCACGTCCAGTGGCCCCGAGCCCCTCGTACAGATGCTCCATGATATTGAGGAGATTCTACGAGCAAGGCTTGGTGACGCATTGACCTCCTCTGATATCGTAGATATCGGCAACCTCATTGGTCGTTGTGTTGTGGCGGGGAACGTGAGACGTTCTGCTGAAATTGTCTTTGGTGATCCCGATGACAGTGAATTCTCTCTTTTGAAGCAGGACAAAGAAAAACTCCGAAGCCATCGCTGGGCATCTAACAATAGTATCTTTGCTAGGGTTGGCATGGACTATGATTGGCACGCCCAACAAACTGCCGTCAATGGAGAGCCGGGCTATATGTGGCTCGATAATGCACGAGCCTACGGCAGAATGAAAGATGTTCCTGATTGGGCCGATCGCGAAGCCGTTGGTGGCAATCCGTGTCTTGAGCAGACGCTTCATAACTATGAGCTTTGTACTCTTGTAGAGACCTTTCCTTCGAGACATGAAAACCTTGAGGAGTATTTAGAGACACTCAAGATTGCATATCTATATGCCAAAAGTGTAACGTTGGTGCCAACCCACTGGCCAGAAACCAATGCGGTCATGACCCGCAATCGTCGGATTGGCCTTAGTCAGTCCGGTATCATCAAGGCGTTTGGTCGTCATGGTCGTCGTGAGATTATGGAGTGGTGTGATAAAGGGTACGAATTCATCAATGGACTTGACATTCAATATTCAAACTGGCTTGGAGTTCCAAAGAGCATCAAAAAAACTTCAGTCAAACCTAGCGGCACTATTAGCCTCCTGCCCGGCGAACCGCCCGGTATCCACTATCCGCATTCGGAATATTATATCCGACGCATTCGTGTCGGCATCCATAGCCCGCTATGGAGGGCCGCTGCTGCGGCAGGCTATCAAGTCGAACCTGCTGTTGGACAAGAAGAAAGCACAATGGTCGTTTCTTTTCCTGTCCAAGAAGAATTCTTCCGTAAGGGCAAGTCCGATGTTACCCTTTGGGAACAGGTCACAAATGCGGTAAAGTACCAGCGGTATTGGGCTGACAATCAGGTGTCTATTACCGTGACCTTTAATGCCGATGAAGAAGATGATATCAAGCATGTCCTTGAATTGTATGAAGATTCTTTGAAGGGAATCTCTTTTTTGCCCCTGGATGATCACGGCTACGTTCAAGCACCGTATGAAACAATCACTCAGGAAATGTACGAAGAAATGATGATGGGGGTAACGCCCATTGATTTAGGTGACGTAGATTCTCAAGCAGAGGCCCCACGCTTTTGCGACGGAGATCGTTGCACAATCTGATTAACAACCTAGTCCGCAGGACGTATAATAGAGACACTATGAATCAACCACAACCGACTGAACAAATTGTAATTACTCACCCGAAGGATGCCGACGGCCAAGATGTCAAGTATAGTTTTATGCTTACTCTTAGCAAGAGAATCGAAAAAGACCTTGAGGGCCGCCTGATTCAAGCCGTTGGCACTCTTGACGGTATCGATAATCTCCAACCTAATATGGGTCGCTACACCATTGGTATTACTGTTGCTCGTAGCTTCGATCCTGACGAAGTTATTACCGAACTTAAGCGTCGTCTTGAGGCCGACGTTCTAAGTGATATCGTGCGACCTACGCTGGTTGTACCTGAGTAATGTACTATACCCCCACTGTTATTGTGCCTGGGTTTACCGCACACGGTAACCTGGGGAACGCTGTGGCTATGGCAAAACGTGATGGCACGTATGTCATGGACAACGATTTCAACACCATAGACGAATTTGACTTCCGTGTTACCTGGACTACAGCATGAACGTACAAAAAACCGAGAAGCCGCCCGGAGCTATCGATCTCTTTGGTGGCCAGGGATTCATTGCCCGCCTTGACGACAACTGTGCAGGCTCCGATCTCACTGTGGTCAACTCTGCTCGCGTCTCCTTCGGGGGCCGCGAAGATGGCCTCACTGAGCGTGGTGAAAAACTGCTAGCTTACTTGGCTGAGCACAAACATATGTCGCCATTTCGGCACCCTCAAATCTGTTTTCATTTGAAGGCTCCCGAAATGATGATGCGACAGGCGTATAAACACGTTGTCGGAATCGATTGGACCTCGGGTGCTCCTCCTATCAAGGATCATGCATGGAACGAAATTAGTGGGCGATACGTTATGTATGATGACGTGTATGAGCCCACTGAGTTTCGCCCACAAAGCCAGGACAACAAGCAGGCTAGTGAAGATGGTGACCTGAGTAAAGAGTGGACAAACCTTACTTGGTATCCGGACGACGATGACGAAAAGTTGACCGTTCGTGAAGCTTACAAGCTCGGCATTGATAACTGTAAAAAGATCTATCAGACACTAGTTGACGCTGGAGTTGCTAAAGAGCAAGCACGCTTAGTGATGCCATTTGCTACCTTCACCGAGGTCATCTGGACCTGTTCGCTCGAAGCGGTGATGCATTTTGTAAAACTTCGGCAACATGCTGGTGCTCAATGGGAGATCAGAGAGTTTGCCGAGGCCGTCGAAACCTTGACGCGGGAACGATTCCCTGTCTCAACTGAAGTTCTTTTGAAGCATCTATGATTAAACAAATCACCATCGCGGCCCTTGCCGTACTCATGTTTGTTGGTGTGGCAGCATCGCTTCCACAAACTCTCGTGGCCCAGCCCGCACCCATCCCCCCACAGCAGGCACAGGCACTCTTTATTGGACAACCTAACGTCGGCCCCGAAGCCACTGAGGATTTTGTCACGATCACCATTCGTGCTCTCCCGATTAGTGGTGGCCCCGGCAACCCGGGCACCTTCCTTGTCCTGCCGGAAAACGTCACACAAACGCCGGGCGGCGGCCTTGCTGTGGCTAACGACCTAACCCTTGTGCTCACGGATGTTCGCATCACCTACCTGAATAACCCTTCTACTCGTTTAGAGCTAAGGGAACAGTCACAAACTCTCAGTGTAAACAGACTGTTACTTACGGAAAGTAGCATGGTGGATGGCTGGCAGTCGTCTGTTGGCGTAACATTTACCGGCGATACTTCGGTGGGCCTTGGTGTCGTACTTACAAAAGCCGATAATCTAGATCCTAATCCAACTGTGGATCTTGAATTGGTGGGCTACGTGACCAATAGATGAGCGAGGATCTCATTTGGGCCGCTGGACTTTTTGATGGCGAAGGCTGCATTGGTATTTACAATACCACAGACGGCACCAATCTTGCGTTTCAGCTTGGCATGACAGATGAACCTACCGTAGCTCGTTTTGCAGACATTTTAGATTTAACTTATATAGAGCGTGGTGATCAATCATCACGCTTTTTTGTTGTTGCTATAAGCCATGCAACCGCAGAACGTGCTGTACGTCTACTGTGGCCATATTTATACACCAAACGGCGACAAGCACGTTTAGCCTTAATATTTCGTAGTACATTTAGTGGCTATGGACGCCTTTCAGATGAGACAAAACTGGTACGTGATCGCTGCAAAGACCTTATTGCTAGAGCTAAGAAGCCTCGTAAATAGTGTACTGTTAGGTGGTCACGTTTAGTCTCATCCCAGGATGAGGGTCTCTAAAAAGGTAAAGTAATGACTAACTTAGTACAATCTATTGTCGGTTCCGGTACTGTCCCTCCGGTTCGTGCCATTTTGCCCGCTGATCAGCGAGGCTCAGAGCCCTTGGGTGGGGGTGTACGTACCGGCATTCAAGTGATGGTCGGCAACCCCGAAGACCTATTGGCCGTCGATGCATTTGCAGCATCCGGTATTACGGTAGGCACAGCCGCCATTGATATTCTCAGTCCTGGACGCAATCCGTTGCCTAGGTGTCGCGAAGTGTTAGTTGAAAACGTTGGTGGTGCTGACGTATATCTCAGCCACAATCCAGACTTCCCTACGGAAGATGCGTTTGAGCTTGCCACAGAAGGTACGGCGGGTCGCGAGACGCGAGTACGATTGCCGCTTCTACACAACGTATCGTTATATGCTAAGACTGCGGCAGGAACCAGCAGCGTTCGACTGTTGATTTTCTAAGGGGCTTCCCTTTAAAGGAGGCTCCTCATGGGCAACTATGAACAATCAACCGTAATTGGATCGGGAACGGTTCCGTCTCTATACCAGGGTCCTACTCATGGTATTGCAGACGGCACGTTCCCTATGCCAACACAAAGGGATTCACTTAGAACTCGTCGTGCCGACAGAGTGGCCGTTGCCAACTGTGAAGATTTTAGTGTTAACATTGGTCTACTTTCTGCTGCTGTTACTGTCGCTACATCAGCCACGCCGCTACCCGCTGTGTCGCTAGAGTTTCGCAGAGCACTTGTAGTACATAATAATAGCTCGGTCACCGTTTTCTTGGGTGACTCATCTGTCACGACCGCTAACGGATTCCCTCTCCTTGCAGGAGAGAAGATGGCCTTTGACATTCAGGGTAACCAAAATGTGGTTGTCTATGGCATTGTGGACAGTGCTACCGCCGATGTGCGAGTGATGGAGCTTGCATAATGAATATTGGCGTTGGCGGTATCGTTTCTGTTGGCGGCGGCACCGGAGGCGGTGGCGGCTCTAGTAGTGGTATCACTACCGTTAACCCCGGTAACAGCACTGGTCCCATTGTTGAATGGCAGGGGGTTAACGGTATTAGCGTTACGTCGCCCAGCACCAACGTCGTGCTTATTGATGGGGCGGGTGCTTCGGGTGTGGGCGGTACGGTATCCAAGTTCGCTCAAGATTTCACGAACATCACCAGCGGTGTCTTTACGCATAGTTTTGGTACCCTAGACGTGATCATCCAAGTCTTCGACACAAGGAGACAGGTGATTTTGCCTGATACCATTATCGTGGAAAACGCTAATGAAATTAGCTTGACTTTCAATCGGCCACAATCTGGTCGGGTCGTAGTAGTATAGTGTACTCCTTGGTAGGGAGGATGTAGATATGGGATTTCCGATTAATGGCGACATTGTTCCGAGCCTCAGTGGCTTTGCGAACCTGGGTGTAGACGTTAGTGCCAACGGCATTAATGCTTTTGATTTTGATACTATTAGACCTTTTGGGCACATTCACCAGAACAGTGGTGTCTTCCATCATGCCACTTCGACAGGGTGGGAATCTGGTGTCCTAAGATTTAATTCAGCTACACCATGTTTTGAGGTATCAACTGATGGTGGTATCTCTTTTGCTTGTGTGGTCACTAGTGCCGGTGGATCTGTCGTAACATCTGTTGGTGTTCTTGGTGATACAGACCTCACTGGTGACGTTGACTTTGCTAGTCCTCCGAGTGGCTTCATTGTGATCGAAGACACGGGTAACGCATCGCCCCTATTGTGGAGCGTTGATACCCTTGGATTGTCTGGTCTGTGGGGATTCCCCACTAACGGCTTCAGTAGCGTTCCAACCTGTTACAATGAGACTTTCACAAATCAAACTTCCGTAGCGGCAAACCACGCTCTCAATACTTCAAATGTTATTGTTCAGGTGTATGACAACGAATCTCCTCCCGCACAGATTCTACCCGATATGATTGTCATTACCGATGCTAACAACGTTACTGTTTCTTTTAACAGACAGCAGAGTGGACGCATTGTCATTATGGCATGCGAAAATAGCTAATGGCTAGACAAACCGGAGATCTTTATCCTAACGCTAGTGGTTCTGCTAGTCTTGGAGTTGAGCAGCTATCGCAAGATAGTTTCTCAAACGATATTCGTCCATATGCAACTGTTCACATGAACAGTGGTGTGTTTCACGATCCTCTTAATGGTCAATCTGGCATCATGCGATTTGTCAGATGGCCCAACAGCGATCGTACATTTGAATTTTCTAGTAACGGTGGACTAGATTATCACTTAAGATTTGGTAGTATTGACGAAGGAAGTGCATTAGCTGGCTCTAAAATTGTCAGTGATGGTCCTCTGAACATGCAGGCTAGTGGTTTTTTCTTTACTAGTTTTCCAGGTAATAGCACGGGGGATGCGTTCGTCTTTGTGGCAAGGCGTGGCGAAGCAGCAAATAACGCAAATTTCATTGTTGATACAAAAGATGATGTTAATATTACTGCCGAAAGTTCTGTAACCATCAATGGTTTTGAAGGCATCAATCTAAATGCTATTTCCGATGGCAATATTGTTGCGAACGCCCAAGGAGAAACGGGTGGCCAAATTTGGCTCCGTTCTTTTGGTGCTAGTGGTCAGCTACGCTATCAATTTGGTCCGTACGAAGCGTGGCATGTGAGCCCAAGTCATACGTCAGATTACTTCCCGATTGCTCACTCGGGTCAAGTAAATCAGATGATCTTGGAATCTACTGTTGGTGTTGTTGACCTAGATTTTGCTTACGATAATGGCAATGTAATATCGCCGCCATTGAACGGCATGGCTTATCAGGGTGCCACTATTAATGAACCAACATTGGCTACAGGTGATTTTATTGATCACTTAGATCCTATTGTTGGTCATACCTCTTTTGGCTTAGCGGTCAGTGGATCTACACCAAACGCCGGTATTTTGCGTTGTGGTTCAACGTGGTTGCACATCTTATCTTCTGGTGCTACGAATGGTACTTTTTTAGGTTACAATAATTTAGGTGATTCACAAACTTTACTGAGTGCTAGTGGTGCTATGCTCATTGAGGCTCTCGGTGGCGACCTAGATTTATTTAGTAATAATGATGTAGATATTCGTGGAGACGAGAGAGTTAGAATTCGCTCTACTGGTGTTGCTGGAACTTTCGAGCTTGAAACAACAACGAGTGCAGATATTGCGGCGGGCACTACGTGTACTATAAACGCTGATACTGACGTTAATATTTCTGCTGGATCTTCTCTTACTGGAGTTGCAAGCGTCAATATTGATCTTAGTGCTGGTACTCTGCTGTCTGATAGCGGTGGACAAATTACACTGTCGTCCTTTTCTACCAGTGGACAGTTAGAATATAGATTTGGTCCTCATCAATCTTGGTACATGAAGACCAGTGATTCGAGCACCAGTGGCCCATTTGGTGATGGTTTCAATCCATTGGTGCCATCTGGCCAAGTTCAGCAGATGATTCTTGAAAATTCGGTGCAAAGCATCGCAGACAGAGAAGGAAATATCACTGATGCTACAGCCCTTACGATGGTTGGCTGTAGTGGTGTTGAAGTTAGCGTTGATGAAATCACAGACACTATCACTGTCAGTGGTGTAGAATGCGTAGCTCACTTTTTCCAGCGAGGCACCGGTACGGTTTTCACGACCGGATTCGTTGTTCTTGACTACGACAATACCGTACGCTTGGATGCCGGTTACAGCTATTCTGCTGGTGTCTTGACTGTGCCCTTCACTGGATGGTATAAGATTTCTGCCACCACTAATATTCAGGTCAATAACGACAACGGTAATACCAGATGTACGTCTCAGACATTCATGACGTATAACGGACCTGTTGGTGGCGGTGGAGCATCTATCTTCCCAAGTGTAACCTATGGTCACCACTACGACTCAACTGTTGGTCGTCAAACCGGCAGCAATTGTTTCTACTACTATCTGTTTGGTGGCGATAACATCAGACTACAGAGTAGACGTTTGGCGGGCGGTGCTTTGGATCTTGAACACACCCTGGGTAGTACGTTATTGGTTGAGTTCAAGGGTAACAAATAATGCTGTATCAATTCCTAGCAGTTTTAATGCAAACTGACGCAACCATGTTGTCAGAATTACTACAACAGTATGGGCCTATGGGTTTAGCTTTTGGTGGAGTCTTAGCTCTTACGCTACAGCAGCGTAAGCGTATTGAAAACCTAGAAAAGCAACAACAAGAGGACCACGTACAACATCTCGCTGATCAAAAAGAAATGATCAATGAGTATGTAGAATTGGTAAAAAATAAGACCCGCGTACTAGCGGATCTTACTGGTTGTCTTAATGCCATCAAGGGCACTATCGAACGTATTGAACGTAAGGGGCCTTAGACAATCCTCGGGGTGTTTGTCCCCGGCCCCTGTGTTTTGCCTTCTTTTCTAGCTTGATCAGCGGCCATGCTTGCTTCGCCAGTCATGACGGCAGCACCAAAGGGCTTCTGTTCTGGACGCTGAAAGAACGCCAAAATCTCTTTGCGAAGTTCGTTACGAACCTCGGTCGGCACGTCAAACTGTTCCAGACGCTCACGCAGGATACGCTCTAAGGTTGTATTCAGGTTAGTTTTCTTTTCGCTGGGCATTGTTATCTCCAAACCAAGACTTACGGAATCGGTTTACCAATCGCTGTTTGCGGCTGACCGCCTGAGCCGTGCGAGTCTTGGTCATACGCTCGGCTAGTGCCTGCTGCTCCTGCGTGTCGAGATCACTCAACATGTCTTTATGAGCGGCGGCGATAGTTGTTTTGATCTGTGTGGTCGGCTTCTTGCGAAAGAAGACCACCGAACGGATGCTAGGAATGGTAACCCTTTTCAGTGTTTTAAGCCAATCGGCACACGTAGCATCCATAGTGTCAATCGTACCATTGACTTCATCAATAATGCGACTGTCGTTGTATACCATTACGTCTTCCATTACACTCATGTCACGAAGTTCGCAGAGTGCCTCGTACAAAACTTTGTATGTGTGATGTGCTGACTGGAAGATGGGGTCACCTTGTTCAGTTAAAGCCGGGGAGCAGCGTCGAGCCACGCCGACACCCTCCCCGGTTACATAGTAACCATCTTCATTGAAGAAGACAGTAATCATTACGCTTCTAGTAGACTAGTTGCTTCACTGATCTCTGTTGTAGTCATACTGGTAGCGGTGCGTAGACTATTAGCAATAGTTGTCAGCAACTCCCGAGTACGGGGCGACAAAGCGACCTGTCCGTTTTCATCTAGCCACTGTAAGGCTCCACGCCGCAATAGTTCTTGCTCTACTACAAGTAGTAGCAATTGAATTTCAGCATTCGTCACACCAGCGTTTTCAAGAGCGGGCGTGATCAACGACGTGGCCCCCGCGATCAATTCTTGATCGCGTACGATTTCTAGAGTAGCCGCAGCAAGCTCAAGATCTGTTTGCGACACAACGCCAGCTTCGACAAGACGATTGGCTCCAACACTAACGCCAAGCGAAAGTATTAGCTGTCGTCTTGCCCAATCGGCTTCGCTCATTTCTTCAATGAACTCGATACCTTGTTCACCGTCATTGGTACCGACACATCCGGTACTAACGGCACCGCCAAATAACGTCAGCGTGACGAGACCGGCGATCAGTAGTTTTCTAATTTCCATAGTTGCTCCTTAGAGATCTCTAATACGTACACCTTTCGGTGCCCTTCCAGACATGTACTGTTCTTTCGCATCGGAGGTTTGCTCCGGGATATCCTTGCGACACTCAGTACATTTGCGGTAGATAAAACGTTTACCTCCCCGCATGGTTGTTTGGATACGACCTTTATTCATATGACGACACTTGTCGCCGGTCGCACCTAACGCTCGGCCGACAGGAGAGTCGCCCGAAGGTTCTCTTGGCTCCTCCTCTTCGGAGTCGTCGTCGCCAAGGACGCCATGCTCACGCAGGGACGCCTTCTTTTCTGCGACAAACTGAGCATCACTTTCTAGAACAGCATCAGGATCGTCATCTAGATCGCCTAGTGTCTGACTAGAGCGACCACGGCTTGACGAACGTGATTCGTCCTTAACTGATGCCGTAAAATCCCAGCCCTCTGGGAGTGGATCGCCACTAACAAGCTGTCGTTCTAACTTGGAAGCGGCTTCTGGAGAGAGGTCATAAGAACGACCTCTGGACTTGCCTTTTGCTTTGATAGTAATGCTGACCGTGGTGTCAGGATCATATTCCTGTTTAGTAAGGTCGCACTCTTGAATAGTACGTTTAGCCATTATATTTCTCGTGTTCTCGATATGCGATTAAGATCTCTTTGACGATACGGCTACGCTGGACGCATTCCACGTCACTCATTTCAACAATGCCGACGCCGCTGACGCCATCCAGTACGTTGATGGCCTCGGCAAGAGAACTGTCACGCGGATCAATGTCACACTGGTCTAGGTCACCAGCGATTACCATCTTACAGCTTTTGCCAATTCGTGTGAGGATCATCTTCATAGCTGCACCATCAAGAGGCACGTTTTGTGCCTCCTCTACAATGACGAAGCAGTTGTTGAATGATCGTCCACGACACATGCTCAGTACCGTAAACTCAAACTTATTCTGAATGAGATACTGTAGATCTTGTTCGTTATGTAGACACACCCTAAGGTTGTCTTTGATAGATTCTACGTACGGCAATACCTTTTCTTCTAGCGTGCCGGGTAAGGCACCAATTCTTTCACCTGTGTTTGAAGGAATGTAGGGTCTGATGATTACAATTCTTTGGATACCATCACGCTTACCCGAGTTTTGCATCATGTTTACGGCCTCAGCCAGAGCAAGGAACGTTTTACCTGTACCGGCTAGACCGGTACAGATGGTTACGTCGTTTTCTCTGATGGACTTAACGTATGGCTCTTGACCCTTTTTTGGTTTAGGCGGAATGAAGTTTTTGAGCACGTTATACCCCTTCAAATGCTGTAATAAGCTGATTAATCCATGACATGAATTCGTCATGTGTTAGGTTTCGTTTTGCTTTGTTGCAAATTTCACAACAAGGCACACAGTTTTTGGGGGTATAACCTTTAGTATTATTTTGTCTATCAATACCGTTTAGTTTGATAGCAGCACGTTCAGACCATTCTTGTGAAACACGATGTCTCTCTGAGTGTCTCCGTGCATATACATTCTGAATCTTATGTGGTTTAATCTTGCAATAATAACATGCCTGCAATGCTAGTTGTTTGAATTGTTCGCGAGACAGTGTCCAGTTGAATCCACGACGCTTTGCGTTAGTTTTGTAGTTTGCCAAAACGCTATTGATAGTCACTTCTTTAGGGTCGTCATATTTTCGATTCTTGATGACGCCTTTTGACATACATCCACAAGAAGGATTATGAGATCTCTTGAGAAATTGACCCGAAACAACCTTCTGCTTACCACATTCACATTGACATAACCAATGTGGTCGTTGGTATTGTAGACATTTATTGGGTTCGGAGCGTGCTAAGACTTCTAACATGCCATATCGTTGGCCAACTTCTATTTCTACAGGTCTTCCCATATTGGTCTCTACCTGTATAATACACTAAGATCACCTATTGCGACAACGAGATTTCTTAGCTGCTTTATTTTTAGCTCTTCGTTTTTCAATACGTCTGCGGCTTGCTGAGTCGATTCTCATACCATACTTTGTTTTGCGTGTCTGTTCTGTTAACTGTTTTTCTAGTTCGTGCGTAATTAGCTTACCGTCTAAATGTGCCATTTCATGACAGACCGCACGAGCCCAGAACCCCTCAAAGGTTTCAGTTTGTAGTTCGCTATCGAGATCAAAGTATTGGAGTGTTACTTTTTTAGGACGACGAATTCTAGCACCCATGCCAGGGAGCGACAGGCAAGCTTCTCCATCATTTTTAGTTTCTTTACTGACACTCAGAACGACGGGGTTAATGTAGGCACAATTGCTTGCCGACTTACCATTCATGGCGGGACCATTACGAAGCACAAAAATGCGACGAGGTACACCAATCTGCACAGCGGCCAAGCCAGCCGCCTCTTCGTCAAGATAATCGAGAATCCGGTCCATGTCTAGGACGGCCTGCTCGTCCGCTGGAGAGATGGGAATGGGACACGGTTGCGAGACCATTTCCATAAGGGGCCAACGCTCTTGATCACCGGGGGTAATGATGATAGGATGCTTCTTCGGTGCTTCTTCTTGGGGTTCTGCCATGTTCATGATAGTAGCTCGTATCCGTCGTTAGTGACTAATAGGCACCGCTCTGAGTGAGCGGCAAGTTGGCCTTGGGCTTGTCGTACAGTCCATTGGTCCTCATCTATAATGATATCACAGGAGCCAAATGTTGTTACGGGTTCAATGCAAATAGTTTGCCCGGTCTTTAGTGTTTGTCCAGCGTATCTATTCTCTTCAATTTTCCTGCGAATAGGACTACGTTCTAAAGCACTAGGAATGAATGGATCCATGTGAATCTGCTCCGCAATGCCATGTCCTCCCCATTGGGGCATGATCTGCACTCCCCACTTGACCGCCTCTGCCTCTGATGCTCCAATCATCTGTAGAAAAGTACAGTCATTTTTGACAACGGATAGCTGGGCATACAGGATAGCCTCTGTGGCGTCCACGAGTTTCTGTGCATCTTTTGATTCTTTTCCAGGGATCACACGACTGCGAGCAGCATCGACAAAGTAACCATTATACTCTGTACCCACGTCAATCGTGAGTAGATCTCCGGGCTGTAAAACATAATCATTAGGGATGCCATGAACGACCACTGCATTAGGACTAATACACGCAGTCGCGGGAAATGGTAACGGATATCCTTCTGGTTGATAACCTTTAAAGGCAGGAACGCATCCCGCACGCCTGATCCACCGTTCCATTGCCTCGTCAACCTCTTTGAGAGAGCGTCCCGGTATAGCTAAACGAAAACCGTGCTCAATAGCATCTTGATTAACTTTACCGGCGTGTCGCATGCTAGACAGTTTGTCGCTCATCAGCAATCCATTTCTTAATCTTAGTCCAATGGGGTAGGGTTGTTTGATATGCTCGTTCTGGACTTCTTAGATGGTAAGAAGGATGGTAGCTTACAATTACCTTCGCCACATGATCTCCCACTTGATAGCGAAGCCACCCATCTTTTTGTGTGATATTCTCTGGGAAAAATTGCTTGAGTGCCCCCTTGATGGGGCTGTCTTGCATCTGTTGGGTCGCGATGCGACCCAAGAGGATGATCAACTTAGGTTTAAGAAGTTGGATTTGCAAATCGAGTCGCCACTTGCACGCCTCTAGTTCTTCGCCACGGGGATTCCTGTTCTTCGGTGGGCGACATAGAACGGCGTTCGTAATATATACGTCGGAGCGGCTCATGCCTGCGTACGCAAGCATCTTCGTTAGCTTTTCCCCAGCCGCTCCGACGAAGGGAGCACCCTCAATGTCTTCTTGCTCGCCGGGTGCTTCACCAATAACCATTACAAGCGGACTGGTGGTTCCCGTACCAAACACAACGTTAGTGCGATCTCGGCATAGATCACACGAACCGCACGCAGACATTTGTCTTTCTAGTTCAACCAGAGATTGCATTAGAGGTGTCCTGTAAATAGGTCATTGTTCCAACTCCCGCGTTGCTTTTGTTGTAATGAGTCTACCCCAAAGTCTAGCACATCTGCCATGTTGTCGGCACATGCCACAATTTTACCTTCAAGTGTATGAATGTCGGCACGTCTATTGCAGATGTTTTCAAGTGCCTGTCGTTTACTCTCAGGAATCTCAATTTGTAGATTGCTCTCAGTAGTCAACATAAGATGGTCAATATAGCGAGCACTTGCCCGATAGATACCAGTCATATGATAAGCGTCTCGTGACCTAAGATGATCGCCTTGAAATCGAGTAGTAGTATGCCAGCCGATGTTACGTAGAGCACAGCCCACCATGACTAGGGCTGAACTAAATGGCATATCTAATTCTGATGCTTGATTGGTGGCAACTCGGGCCAGCCGCATAGAATGAACAACATGTACCAAGAGGCCGCCGCGATAAGCCATAGGGCCAGTGATGCCGTACGGTGACTCTTTGAGTGCCTGCATCAAATCGAGACGATGAATAGCATTACCCATCACGTCCCTGTAGATGGGATCTGACACAGAGATAAGCTCATCTTCCACTTCGCCCGCATATGCCGTGAGTTCGTGTTCGCTGACGCCTAGTACGTAGTCGTATTGATTTTGTGGTGCAGCCGTGGGTCGTACGTTCTGCCCCTGTGCCTGGAATTCGATTTCGCCACGATACACCTTCGTATCGAGTGACACGAGAGCATAGTCGCCCTCTTGTAGATTGTCCGAGTAATCCCAAACGACCCCTTCAAGTTCGCCGGTTGTATCCTTGAGGGTGAGGCGAGCAAATGGCTGACCGGTTCTTGTTTTCATGCTTTGATTGTACTTAATCGCTGCTACTAAAAACACTTGCTCATAAGGATGGTTATGTTCTAGACTACCAATAGGGATATACATATTAGTTCCAGTCAAGGTCTCCGAACTCATCGTACAGAATGTTCGCTATGTTTTCGAGGA